ATGTAATGATACTTTTATCCATTTATATATTTACATTCATTTTGAACTGGTACACTATAGATTCAATAGTAGTAGAAAACTATGATAATAAAGTAAATAAAGAAGAAGATGAGAATGAAGAGGAGAATAAAACTGGCGTCAATCCAAGATTAAGATACTTATATGAGTCGTTCTTGTATAGTATTTTGATATACATAATTTTTGTGATTTCTACAAAAACAGAAGGTATGTATCTTGCTATATTTTTACTTCTCTCCGTGTTATTAGTAATAATCCAAATTATATTGAAAGCATTATATGGTTCATACACAGAATTAAATCTTACAAATTTGTTTAAGTCTGTTAATGATATAAAAAACCAGGATATAAACATGGAAAAGTTTGATGGTAATTTGATACTTATATTGAAATTTCTACCATTCATATATTTGATTACATTTATGGTATTAATAACTGGATTAGGTAAATATTATACACGACAGAGAAAAGACCATACTAAAAATTGGGATATGATTAAATTCATATTTGGAAATAACAAGTGTAATTTATGATTAAAAAAAACAAATATACAAAGGCTACAAATGATTATTTATTATCTGAACTGGACGATGCTTCGGCATTATAACCTTTTGGTTTTATAAATAATCTTTTCAAATCCTCTTCTCTAAATTTACCGTTAGTAGGTTCATATTGAAAGCTAATAGGCAAATATTTTATTACTGTAACAGATTGATTATATGTCCTGGAAATTTCCACCGCTTGCTTATTACAATACTCGATTAGCGTATTGTATTCGGTTATTACACTAATTATTGCGTGTATAACAGTAATTAGATTATTGATTACAAAAACCCCCGAATGTGTTTTACCTATTTGTGATAGATGATTGTATTTTTCAATTCCTACGACACTAAGAAGTTCATAAACATTTAACATCTCGGTATGTTTCTTTCTTGCTGTATCATTCTTCAAAACATCGCTTGAAAGTTCTTCCTTTGTTTTCCTATTTATAATATAGAGGACTGTTAAATGGTCGTTATTATCCAACGACCTTACTTTTTCTCTGGATTGATTAAGATTGATATTCGTAATATGATTGATTGCTCGGTGTAGATTCATCATCATAAGCGTGAAATCGCTCACCTGTTTAATTTGGTATTTCTCAATAAATTCTGTGATAATGTAGTCAGTTTTTAGAGTATTAAACCATTCAGGCTTACTAAATGAATTAACATATCTAATAAAACCAGTCATCTGGTGATACGCAACCAGACCACCGCACAATACATCGCCTGGATTTCTTGGGGCTGCTCCATCTGTATTTTGTTCTCTCATATACTGGTAATAATGCGGGTTATGAACTTGTCCGCCATATATAATTGAGCCTGTATTCCAATTGAACGCTACTTTACATTCAGTACACCACATTTGATTACAGCCGCTAATCTTAAAAATTCTGACTCCGCACTGGGGACAGCCTTTGGTTTCTTTCTTAATTAAAGCGGCACTTTGTAAATTAGCCTCAATACAAGTATGTGCGTCCTCTTTTGTATATCCAACAATTTCATAACAGTCAGGGCAAGTATATAGCTTACAAACCTCACACTTATATTGAGTTGATAGATATCCTTTACAATTATCGCCAGGACAAGGCATTATAAACTTCTTGCGTTCCACTTTTGTATCTCCATTTTTAATGCTGTTAATTTCGTTTCTTAGTTCGGTTTGCTTTGCTAAAATAGCGTGATATGCTTTTCTTACTGCGTCTTCTTCGGCCTTCGTATTATTTAATTCCTCATTTTTATCTTCAATTAACTTTCTTCTTTCAACCAAGTGCATTAATTCGGGCGTTTTACTAATTTCACGATCAACCAATAGAATTTTGCGATGTTTCTTATAATCTCCATCCACATATGACCTATTCAAATTATCTACTACGAATTTAGAACTCCACTGATTTTTACACTTCATACAGTGCGGGTCTTTTGCCGTAGATAGCAAGTAAGTTCTAACACAGGTTTTACAAGCATCAAAACCACATATACAGGTTACTTTCGCATTCAAACTTTTGTTAAATTTCTCGCAACAGATTTCACAAGTCATTTATGTATTGGTTATATCATATAATATAAATTAAATTAATTCATCAATTTTTTTTTAGTCGCCCCGCACGCGACATCCCCGCGTGTAATGTGTGTGTGTGTGTGTGTGTGTAGTCTAGTCGGGTGGTGTGTGTGCGTCTAAAGCGAATGTGTGTGTAGTGTGGTGGTAATGTAAAAAAAGATGTAAAAAAAAGTGTATTAGATAGGGACTTTTTTTTTTGTTTTTTAGTTTTTAGTTTTTAGTTTTTAGTGTGTGAATTTACTCGGTCTTCTGGTTGGCGGCGGCCTCGTTCGCAGCAGCGGCGTCGGCGTTCCACTTGGCTCGTGCGGCGTCATCAAGAGCCTTCCAAGCGGTGGCGAGACGGCTGAGGACTTCGGTGCTCTTAAGCTTGAGTAGGGGCTTCTTGTCGTCCTCTGCGAGCTTGGCGTTCTCCTTCTCAAGAGCCTTATTAGCAGTAGCAATCTCCTTCTCCATGGTCTCCTTGAGAGCGGGACGCTGGGCGGCATTATGAAGGAGATAACCGCTGACCTTCTTAACCTTGGTCTCGGTCGCCTCATCGCTACTACCGTCAGCAGCCTTCTTTGCGGTCTTCTTCGCCTTCTTGGCGACCTTGTCGTCCTTAACCTTATCGGCCATTAGGACCATCATCTGCTTCTCAAGAGTTTCAATACGCTGAACGGCGAGCTCGAGGGTCATAGAGGATTGCGTGGAGGAAGACATAGTGTTTGTTTGTTTGTTTGATGTTATTAGTATATATTCTGTCTCCCGTATTCAATTTTTTTTTGGTCTCCCATTTTATTATTTTATTTTATTTAATTTTTACTTCAAATTCTACTTCAAAATTCGTCTCACTTTATATAGGTTTATTATATTATATTATGGTATATTTTTATAACTCAATTCCCGTTTTCTCACCGATTTCCCAACTACATATAAGGGGTGTGATTATTGTTATAGTTTTAGTATGTATTTACTCCAGTTCTCTCGGGTTCTAATGAATCTATTACTTATATATCGAAGTAGATTGACGACTACATATAGGGGGGTTAATATTATATATATTAAAAAAGAACTTAAAGGAAAAAGCAGCGAAAGCATAACCAATCTCTATTAGATTTTTATCACTCAAAAATCATTTCCCTACCGATTTCTCAACTGCTTATATCAGGTCAATGTTATTATAGTATATAATATTTAATAAATTTATTAGATTTCAAAATTATAGTAGAGAGAATATGAAAAAAGAAAGGGATAAGATTAACGAGTGCATATATATATATTTATTTTTCAATATATAAAAAAAAGAATTTAAAGAGATGGGGTTATCAACCCATTATGGTTAGACATATAAAAAAATTGAAATCAATCTCTCAAAACCTATATATAATTATAAAAATAAATACAAAAACAAAAATAAAGATGCCTACTGTGATTTCCCAATACAACCGCTACACAACTGATGCCCCGACTGATATCCAGACTGCACAATTTGCTTGTGATGTAGCAAAGCGTGATTATATGGACTCTAATAAGGTGATTTCCGTCAGGCAAAACTGGGTCAGGGTATCGAACGAGCGTGGTGTGTCGGTTGCACTGGATTTGACTGCGTATATCCGGGCACGGGTTGATAACGAAAAACTCCTGAATGAGACTAAGGCTATCGTGGCTAAGGAAAACGCCGAACAGACCAAGTCAAGGATTGGTTCCTATATCTCCAACTACAAACTGGGAAAAGCAACCAAGAAGGTGTGTGATTTGGAAAAGACTTTGCGTGAAACCATCGATATAATTGAAGTTACCGAGATGATTCTTGAGAGATGTAATGAACGCATCGAGGGAAACAAGACAGACCTTGATGCGGCGGTCAAGGATAAGGAGCGTAAAAATACGACTATGATTCGGGCACAAGATACTCTGTACAGTGTAAAGATAGATGGCGGACAAAACAAGTGGATTTAAATAATCTCTCAAATCTAATATTATAAAATTAAAAAGGTAGTAATATATTTTTTTTAATGGTATATTTGCTCTATATTTTTTTAATATGTTTTCACGATATGTTTTTAAAAAAGGACTTAAAGGAAAAAGCACCAAAATCTCATATATATCTGGTATTATCTCTCCAATCATAAATATAAAATTATTTATTTATTTATTTAATTTAAAATTGATAAATTATACACGTCATATATGTATTGTAATCTCATATCTATTATGTCTCATTTAACCGTTTTCAACGCTGGAGTTTATGCTGGCGTCTCTATCACCATGTATACTTTTATGCTTATTGGCATTATGAATTGCTTGCGTCCAAGGGTTCTTACACCCCCATTTGCTTGGGCTAAGATATGTCTAATTCAATGTACTTCCAATTTTGTCGGTATTGTTGCTGGTGTTGTCGCCCTCGGTTGGTATGACTGCGAGTATTCTAATGAAGATGAGGATGGCGTTATTCCTGTCCGTCAATTAGCCCTTCTATGTATTATCTTCTCCCTAATTGCTACCGTTCGTATCTATAATGTATTTCTATGTCGTCCCCGCCGACTCGCAGCAGTAGAAGCGGCGATGGCTGCGGCGGCGACACAAGCATACGCAGAAGCACAAGCAGCAATTCCCGTAGTCGTTGGTGATGATGATAGCGATGACATGGATATAGATAGTGATAATGTTAATATTGGTTCTGATGATGTTGGTAGTAATATTGGAAGTGATACTACTACTACCACTACCAATCAATACCAATATGGTTGATGTTGAACTAAAACACGAGTAAGTTTATAGTTAGTTAGTTAGTAAGTTTATTGTATTTTTTTTTATTCAAATTTGGTATAATCTCTCGGGATATTTTTGCTACTCAAATCTCGTTTTCTCACCCATTTCACGACTGCTTATGATGTAAGGGATATTGCTTACATGGTATGCTTGCTTTTTTACTGAATAATTTATATTTTACTTCAAAAAGACTTCAAATTTGCTTCAAGAGTGGCGAGTGGATATTCTCCTACGAAATAATATATACTATGTATGTGCTTTCCAACCCATCAATCTTATCATAATTTTAGTATAAACTAATTGTCTCTTCCAACCCATAATCATATCACTATTTTAGTATAATCTCTCTACTAAATAAATATAAATCAAAATAAAATTGAAATCAAATAATATAAGTATTACTCATACAAATATATATCTATAGAAATATATACAGAAATTGGTATGAGTAATTACGCTGGTACTCACTTGGAAATTCTTAATCAAGTATCGGAAGTAATTGGTAGGAATAATGGACCGCAGACACAAGCACAAATTCTAAACAAAGTTGCTTTAGACGCAGAGACATCAGTAGTTCAAGCGGAAATCTATATTGATGCAGGAGAACAAGAACTAAATCAAAAGCGGGAACTCGCTGCTGTTGCATCAGTCAGTAGTATTGTTTCGTGGAAAGACTTCCAGTATTATATGATTATATCACAGAAGAAACGGCATAGAGCAAAACAAGCACTTGATGAGGTATTTAATCTGCGAGAACAGGAAACCAACGGTTTTATCAGTCGTAATATGAAAAAGTATGACCTTAATGTCGCTATCAAAAAAGCATCGCAGTTAGATATTGAAGCGTTCCGTTCGGAGCGGGAGGCAAGAGCATCTAATCGCTTTCAGGCTCGTGAGTATGAGAAAGCACAAAGAACAGCATACGATGTTGAAGAAGCCGAGCAGATGATGATGCGACGGGAAAAATCTGTAGTTGATTTGAGAGCGGTCTTGCTTGCCGCACTTGAGGCAGCAGCAATCGCCGAAGAAGAAGAAGAGAGGATGCTTTACGAACAGGTGAAGGAGAATAGTAAGTCTAATATGATTGTATCAAACTCTACTTGGTCTTCGGTCTTTAAATTTTGGTAAATTATTAATATCTCTCAAATTATTTATATTTTTTTATATAAAATAAAAAATAAAAAATTGATAATAAAAATAAAAATTTATTATTAATCATAAAGTATTGAATGACTGTTGATTGGTCTAACACAGTTTTATATAAATTGCGTTCTAACAACCCACTAATTAACGACGAATATGTAGGTAAGTCAGGAGATTTTACAGCCAGACAAGCAAATCATAAGAGCAAATGTAATAATAATAATAATAGTAGCGAATACGAGTATCATTTCAAGGTTTGTGTATTCATTAGAGAGAATGGTGGGTATGATGATTGGCATTTTGAAATATTAGAAACGGTTAATTTAAAAGATAAAAAAGAAGCAGCAATTCTGGAGAGATATTGGATTGAAAAACTTAAGCCATCACTAAACAAAAATTTACCAGCACAAACACCTGAAGAACTTGCCGAATATAATAGAGAATATAATAGAGAATATTGCCGTATCAGGCACAGACAAAAGATGGAAGACCCCGAATATAGAAAGGAAAACACAGAGACCACTAAAAAATGGGCGGTAGATAATCCTGAAAAAGCGGCGGCACTAGTGGCGGCATCACAGGCGAGGGGTAAAGAAAAAATAACTTGTGTTTGTGGTGCTATTCATAGTAGGCAAGGTAAAAGCCAGCATCTTAAAAGAGAAACGCATAAGGAATATCTAAAAAATAATCCAGTAGAAGCATAAGCAGAGTTAATATTACCTTTTAAATCAATTTTTTTTATTATTTTATATAAAATAAAAAATTGATGAAATTATTCAATAATTTTTATAGTAGTATCAATAATAAAATGAAGGATGTTATTAACTTATCTGAATATATGCCTGATACCGCAAGAGCAGAGAGAGCAGTGACGAGAGCAGCAAGGGCACTTATTCTTGCGAAGACAGGCGACCCAAAAAACCCAGCAACTATGAAAGCTATTGAGAGAGCTGACGGAATTCTTACAAACTCTCTTAATGCTGCGGACGCAATTGCTATTATGGAAATTGAAAAGATGAGGAGTTCGAGGAAGCGGAATTGGAAAAATTGGATTGAACATGACTCAAGAGTAATTAACAAAGTAGTATCAAAAGCGTAAATAACAATATATAAATCTTAACTTTTTTTTAATCCAATTTATGTTAGATATAAAATAAATTGAATAGCAAATGGTATATATAATCAACTATAAAATCAAACAATCAAACGATACAAACAACGAATTAATAATGAGTACTTTCAACGACACCCAAGCAAACATGGACGGCTACAAGGTATATAATCTCTACGGTGGCTATGTTGAAGACGATGACGAAACTACTCGGGAATACGAACGTCTTGCCGAAGAAGTAGAGGAACTCTATATTGCTTCCATTAAGGCAGAGGAGGAAAGGCGGCTAATTACAGTAAAGAAGAATTTGCTTATTATGCGAATCAAGCGGCATATGCGTATGCGTGCTGCTTACAAAAACAGACGGGCGTCGCTGAAACTGCTCCCCATCATTATTGAGTAGGAATTATTCAACTCATATATCACTATTATAATTAAAAACTACTATAGAGTATTTTTTAATCTCTCTGTGATATTGAAAAAAAATTGAATTAAAAATTTCAAAATATACTAATAATATAAAAATACAAGATACGATATATATAAATGAATACAGTTAAGCGTATTGAATACAAACCCAACGAAATTGTTCTTACCACCGCCGATGAAGTAGCAGGACAGAAATACGAAGAGATGCTCTACTATGGAGACGACGAAGAGGACAATCAAACCTACGAAGAAAATGCCGCTCTTGAAGCGGGGCTGGCGTGGAGTAATATGATTGACCAAATGGACGACGACGAGATGGCTGGAATGATGGGCGGTGTAAATATAAACAGCGACCCAAACTGTGACGCTTCAAACGATGACGACGAAATGATGGGTTAAATTATTCCTCAAATATTAAGTATTATTATTATTATTATTATTATATTTTTTTATGTCTTTACCAACCCATTCACATTTTAACATTCTCTCTATTATAATAATACAAATCAAATATTTAGACAATTAAAATCTAATTTATAACATTACACATATATATAAAACTATGGAATCTGCCCGTATGATGATTGTTCATTCCACCGTAATCGGCTCTATCTTATATTTATTGATGATTTTTGTCCTGGGTCAAAAGCAATCGGTTGCCGAAAACAGAAGCGTATTACTTGCGGCGGCAATACTCATGTATATGATTGTGTTCGGTCACGGCTTACCAACAAAGATTAACAAATATTTATTCTAAGTATATTATTATCATAACTTTTTGTAGCAAATAATAATAATAATATACGCCCTTATCCACCCACCGCCCTAACTACAATCTCTCAAGATAATAGGTTAAAGATTTTAATATATATAATATAATGGAGGAGCAAAAACTCGTAAAACCCGTAAATAAATTTTATTGTAGTTGTTGTGATTATAAATGTAATAGAAAATATGATTATGACCTACATTTAGCAACACAAAAACATAAAAAGGCAGAAATGATTGCGAACGGGGTGGAAATAGTAAAAAAACCCACAAAGGAATTATTTCACTGTGGGTGTGGAAAACAGTATAAGCAAAAATTCAGCCTTGCGAGACATAAACAAACCTGCGATTATAAAGAACCCGTATGTGTCTCAGTAGATATAGTTGCTCAACAAAAGGAACTAATAGATACATTAGACAAGATGAATTCTTTATGGGGAAATATAATAGATGTAAAAGACACCCGTATAGAAACACTAAAAGAATCAATTGGAGTAATAGAAAAAATTCTAATTGATAGGGCAGAGTTATTGATGGCTGCGGATATAAAAAATAAACTTTTACAAGATGAAATGAACGATGAAATAAAAGATATAAAAAAAACGCACACTACACTACATAACAATCTGTTTGAAAAATATATAGAATTACAGGAAACAAATAAATCATTGGAGGATATGCTTAGTAAAGCACACAACTAAATAGTACCATAAATACCATATTTTTGTTATAATACCATATACCATAACATAAATATTATAGTTTAAAAGTGTGTTTTTTTTGAATTTCATAAACTTAAATTTTTTTAGGAATTAGACATTTATAAATGTCCTATTTTCATATCTCATATAAAGTTTGTAAATAGGCTCAAATATATATATTTTTATGAAATGAAACCATTAAGCAGTAATACTATATATAATTATCAAATATTTTACAAGACCATAAATTATATTTATGAAAAAAATAGTTTAGAGATTATATTACATGGGGTATATATGGGGGAAATGGGGGAGTTAAATTCCGCAACAAAATATTATTGTAGTTGTTGTGATTATAATACATCACGAAAAAATGATTATGATAGACATTTATTATCTGTAAAACACAAAAAAACGCAAATGGGTAAAGCGGGGGAGATAAATTCCGCAAATTCCGCAAAATCCGCAAAATCAACAAATGAATTATTTCACTGTGAATGTGGTAAGAAATATAAATATAAATATGGTCTGGCGAGACATCAAACAACCTGTGATTATGAAGAAGCCGTATGTGTAGAAATCAAAAAATCTACAGATGTATCGGGAGATATGGTTGCTATATTAATGGAAAAATTAGATAAAAAAGATAAGCAGATGGCGGAACAATCAGATAAAAAAGATAAACAGATGGCTGAACAATCAGATAAAAAAGATAAACAGATGATGGAACAACTGGAGAAACAACGAGATGAAAGCAAGGAACAAATAGAATTATTAACAAATACGATTAAAGATATGATACCTAAGATGGGTAATAACATTACAAATAACAACCAGTTTAATATCAATATGTTTTTGAACGAGGAATGTAAAGACGCTATTAATATGAGTGATTTCATCAAATCTATACAAGTATCAGTAGACCAACTCCAATACACAACGAATAATGGGCTTGAAAAAGGGATTACCAAAGTAATTATGGAGAATATGAATAAATTAAGCAAATACGAGCGACCTTTACACTGTAGCGATGTAAAAAGGGAGACACTTTACATAAAAGATAATGATAAGTGGGAGAAAGATACGAACAAAGAAAAGATAAAGAAGGTAATAAACAAAGCATCAAACAAAAATTATACGGCACTAACAGAATGGACGAAAGACAACCCAACATTTATGAAACAAGATGATAAACAGTTGTTTTATGCGAGGTCTATGTCGGCGATGGGGAAACCATTAGATGGAGTAGAAGATAAAATAATTAAGAGTATATGTAAAGACAACCAGGCGAAAGATTAGTGCCTGTATCAACCCATAAAATTTTTTCTGCCGACCTTTATGTAGATAGAAATAATTAAAATGTTGCGTATTATTATAAAAATGAGCGGCGGGGGTGATATGGCAGGTTTAGGTGCAGGGGAACAGGAAGCGTTAGTTTCGGCGAGATTAGGGGACATAAGGAAGAGGGTAAATGCTGAATCTTGGTCTCCAAATATGGAGAAATTAATTGCTGATTGGGGAGAAAAGGCGGCTGGATTAAGATTTATGCATTCTCACTCTGGTGGTGCGTGGAAAAGATTTGGAAATAATCTGGCTGTTACGGGTATATTAGTTACGAGTATTGCGTCATCGGTTTCGTTGGTTGCAACGAGCGTGGAAGATGTGCAAATAAAAAATGGTATATTATTTGGTGTAGGTGGTGTAGGAATGGTTTCCGCATTAATTCAATCTTTCAAAAAGTTCTATAATGCGGAGGAGAAGGCGGCGGATCATGCGTCGGTTTCTAAACAGTTTGGCTCTTTTTATAGATACATTACATTACAGATGAGTATGTCGAGGGAAGATCGTGACCCGTCTGATGTTTTAACCGCATACGCATTAAAAGAATATGAAAGATTACAACAAGAAGCACCATCACTAAGTGGTGCGTCCATAGCAGCATTCAAAACAAAATTCTCGAATGGTCTTCAAGCGATCCCAGATATTGCCGAAGATAAATTTATTATTCACGTAACACAGCCAGAAGTGGTAAAGGATAATGAAGTAGAACTAACAGTTGAAGCCATAGTATAAATTTTTTTATTTTCTGTAATATAAAAAAAATTATAAAGAGGATAAACTTAAATATTTACTTACCCGTATCGGAGTCGCTATCGGATTCTAATTCTAACTGATGTAGGTAATAGAACATATCACAAGAATGGTTTTTTCTATATTTTTTATGTAGAACGACTTTATCGTCAAAATAGATAGAGATTAAGTAAAATTCTTCTAAATATATATTTTCCACGGTTAAATCAGTATATTTTTGGTTCTGCTTATCTTTGAGTTTGTTAAATGGTAATTCTTCACCGAAAATATCCAAAATATGTAGATTATTAATTTTCCCATATTGGATGGTCTCTTTGTTCTCAATTTTAACAATCTTCACCATCTTAAATATAAGTATATATGTTAGTAAAGTATAATTTATATTTTCAAATTCAATTTTTTTTTAAATTACGAGAGATAAAATGTATATGGTGGTAAAAGATAAAAAAATATTATAAAAAAGCACTTAAAGGGACAGTACTATATATAGTATCGTGAAATAATAAAATAAAATAAATTAGATTATGTATAATAGCTAACATAGTATTATAATATAATCAGTTCCATTAGCTCAGTTGGTTAGAGCGTCGGTCTTATGAGCCGAAGGTCGTGGGTTCGAGTCCCCCATGGAACAACTTTTTTGAATTCCTTGTCCCCCATTTTTTTGAATTTGTTAGAGAGTTCTATTAGCTCAGTTGGTTAGAGCGTCGGTCTTATGAGCCGAAGGTCGTGGGTTCAAGTCCCGCATGGAACATTTTTTTAAGTTCCCGTAGTGTAGCGGTCATCACGGTGGTTTTTGATACCACAAACTCTGGTTCGAATCCAGGCGGGAACTTATTGCCTCCATAGCTCAGTTGGTTAGAGCGTGCGGCTGTTAACCGCGAGGTCATCGGTTCGACCCCGATTGGAGGCGTTTTTTTCTTTTTTAGACCAGTCATGGTGCCCGAGAGGTCCAAGGGGGTAGACTTAAGATCTACTGTGTACGCACTCGCGGGTTCGAACCCCGCCCATGACATTTTTTTCTTTTTTACTTTGCCTCCATAGCTCAGTTGGTTAGAGCGTGCGGCTGTTAACCGCGAGGCCATCGGTTCGACCCCGATTGGAGGCGTTTTTTTCTTTTTTTCATTTTTTCTTTGCCTCCATAGCTCAGTTGGTTAGAGCGTGCGGCTGTTAACCGCGAGGCCATCGGTTCGACCCCGATTGGAGGCGTTTTTTTCTTTTTTGGTTTCAGGACCAGTCATGGTGCCCGAGAGGTCCAAGGGGGTAGACTTAAGATCTACTGTGTTAGCACTCGCGGGTTCGAACCCCGCCCATGACATCAACAAAAATAATATATATTTTTTAATATATATTATTAACAACTCATAAGAAACTTTCAATCCATTCTTCGGCATCTTGATAAGTATCAAAAAAATAATATATATATATAAAATGACACGCCAATCACGATCGCAACATTATAGAAGTAAACAAGTCCTGTTTTCTGGGTCGAAAAGAAAGAGAGAATACGGTTTAGGAAAAAAAACAAAAAAAAGAAAACCAAGAAAACCAAAAAAAAATGAAAATAAAAAATCTAAAAGAAGAAAATCAGCACGTCGACCGAGACAGCCAAGTGGGTTCAGGGTAAGTAGAGGGGGTGCGTGGTCTTGGAACCTGTTTTCGAAAGGAAAAACCAACAAAGTCCCTGAATTGACGGTCGGAAGAACAGACGAACTGAAAAGAGCCTACGGGACCGAGGAGGTGCTGGCGATGCAGGATGCGGAGGAGGCGGGCGAACTCCTTACACTCGCGCCGGACGAAGAGCATCACGATAATGCAAAAACGGTCAATAAACTAACCTCCATGGTGAGGGAAAAGTTAAAGGAACAGAACAGGTCTGATGTCCATTTTACAGACGATGAAATCAAAAAGGTGCTAACTATAACCGATAAAATTAATGGTAATCCGGATATGGATAAAGTAGTGATTGGTCTTAATAAACTACGTTTATAAATTATTCATTTTTATATAGAATAGCATAATTAAAAAATAAAAATATATTATTTTTTTATTCAAAATACTTTAAGATACAAAACTAAAAGGGGAAAATCGGACAACGATCACTACGTCCAGAAGGCGGCGCAGTAGAGGGACGAATTACAGGAGGCTTATTATTCTTCTTGAATACATCAAGGACACGCTGCGAATAGTTACCGACGAGGGTTTTATCGGGGTTATAAGTTTCGGTATAAGCGATAGTGACCGGAGCATCGGTATTCGTATTGACGGGAGTATTCTGCGACATCTTTGGATTATTAGGGAGTTGAATAATATATATACCAAAGCAAACTTGAATTCAATTTTTTTTTGACCCCAATAAAGATAATGAATTAAAATGTTCTATAGTTTATACTTCCAAGCCGATGATTGGTGCGAGAGCGGGCAGGGCGGCGATTACTTGTATGCATTTGAAATGTAGTGGGTCTAACTTGATGAACAGAAGTAGTCTGCGGGTCGGGGAGATTATAAACAATATTGGAAGTATTATCAGTATAGTTAAGATTGGTAATATATAATGTATTCAATCTATTAATATATGCCTCCAGGTCAAAATCTTCATCATGAAGTTCGTTAATTTGAATAAGAGGTCCAATATTGGGAACAGTATTTCTAATGGACGCAAGAAACATAGCATAATCAATATAATCATATTCATTATCGTCGTAGCCTTGTGTATCGGTAGTTTCATTAACAATACCATCAATTAGGTCTGGCGTTCTACATACAGGGCAAGAATTGTTACGATTAACCCAATTATATATACATTCATAATGAAAAACATGATTGCACTTAGAGATATATTTGCGTCTTTCGTCTGTTTCGGAGTCAATAAATTCGGTATCTAAACATATATTACAGGTATCAACCATATGTATAATATAGAAATATATTATTGTATAACAAATAAAAGAGTATAAAGGAAAATCGTATATATTTATATATAATAAGCGTGTATAGTGGTGTAATAGCGTAAATTTATATGCCCGCGTGGCGCAATGGATAGCGCACCAGACTTCTAATCTGGGGGTTGCGAGTTCGAGTCTCGCCGTGGGTAATTTTTTTAATTTGGCTATAGGCAGTGTTAAATCGTTGGAGCCAAATAACAATAACTTTAAATTGTATAATAATTTAAAGTTATTAGATGAATAATATAAAACGATGTATAGATTAATTCCATTAAGAAATTTACGTAGAACAAAAGGAGTAAAATTTGATGAAATGGTTCCGTCTGATATTCCTCAGATTCACGGAATTGATAGAGTAATTCATGGACCGAATTCAATATCGCCAGCACCAGTAGAAGACACAGTTCCAAAGGTAAAGCGTCCTTGGTATATGCATACGGGTCAAGATGATAATTTACTGGTATTACAAGGTACAAGATATATAGATATTTTTGAACCAATAACAAAAAGAAAAGCATCTTTTATCGTTACACCAGACAAAGTATATAAAAATGAGAAATTATATTACGATGGTGCGGCGATGATTGTATGGCCTGCGGGTATTTTCCATAGAATTGTAAGCGGAGTAGAAGGTAGTATAAGTATAAATATGTCAAGCAGAACGGATAAATTTAGTTTAATGGATAACTTTAATATTTATAACTTATGCACAACGACGGGTAAATATGAAACAATAAAAGAGGGACACGAAGACCAGGTAGATTTATTTTATAAATATCCCAACGATGAAATTAAATCGCTGTTAAAAGATTGATTGTATAATAATTTAAAGTTATTAGATGAATAAGATATAATATAAGTGAAAAAAGAATGTATAAAAGAACAGAGGAGGGAGATGATATAAATTTGACGAAAAAAATGAAATATATGGATAGTTATGATACATCATATTATGATGATTTATGTGAAATAACGAAATTATTCAGTGCAAAAAAATATAAAAGCGTAATAGGTTCAAAAACAGGACCAGATTCAATCAATCAAACTATAATATTTATAAACCGAATAAATGAAACCGATAAATTCACATTATTTATTCATAACAAATATTCAATTACTACAAAAATTCCAATAAAAAACACAAATTATATATATAGCACGTCGTTTGTAGAATTAGGCGAAGTATATAATTATTTAAAAATGCATGTATAAAATGAAAAATAAAATAAAAACCAAAGGTATAACATATTATGGCGGTAGCGAGCGAGAGAGTTGTAGAAGTAGTAGCGATTAAGGAGGCGGTAGAGAGGGATATTGGGATAGTCGCCGGTGTTATATATGATGGGGCATTAGAGAAACTAAAGGCAAAGGTGATGGGCGTGGCTATTCGTTCGACCAGTATGCCTTTAATCATAAAATATGTGATAGAGATAATTGAGGGTACGCCAATTAAAGGTCCAGCACAGAAAGATATGGCTTTGAAATTAATGAGGGCTGTAATCGTGGATTTAACTGATGGGGAAGACGAAAAAATATTAACAAAACTGTTGGACGATGGAACAGTATCTAATTTAATTGAATTAGTAATTGATGCGACCAAGGGAAAATTAGATGTAAATGTTGCGGTAGTAGTAGTATCGGGGTGTTTAACGAGATTTGTACCATATGTATTAAAAAAGGTGAAGCAAATCAGGGGTAAGTAAATAAATAAACCATAAAACTATAACACTATAAAAAATAGATATACATCTGTCAATATGTATATCTATTTTTTATAGTGTTATAGTTTTATTTTTAGGCAGCGGTGATACGCGCCCAACTCATACCAGCGGTCTTCTTGCGGCGATACTCTTGTTCGCGTTCTGCTTCGTCAGCCCAGGAATGAGTAAATATGCCTGACTTTCCAACGAAGCCGATGCCCCACTTAATAGCGGTAATTGGAGGGAGTTCGTCGTTAAGAACAGCGGCGACTTCTGCCTTCATAGACTTCAAGTGGTCGCACAAGTTCGGCTCGGGCTTGGGTTCGGGTTCAGGAATGACGATATGCTTGACGGTGTTAATAGTCTTGGTCTGGTTATTCTTCTTGGGGGCACTACAATAAGATGCGGTATGTCCGGCGACACCACAGTTGCGGCAGTTGATGCTTAGTAGGTAAGGACAGGTGATATTATTTTCGGTATCACGAACATTATGGGTATTGTACCCCGTGTTCTTGACATCAAAGCAGAGTTTGCAGTGGGGGGTCATTTTGATTATATATTATAGTGGGTTTATTGATATCAGTAATAGATATAAATAAAAGCGGGTTCAATTTTTTTTTGAGCTACAAGAATTGTATTTCAATCGGTATTTCTGGGCGTAGAGGCTGCTGCTGCTGCTCAAGCATGAACAAACGAGGGCTGACGAGATGGCGCTTCAAAAATAGTAGACATATCCCCTAATGACCCCTGTCTTTTAGGTGGGGAGGGTATTGGGTGGGATGTGTATGGAAATGGTTTTTTCGCAGCAGAGTAGATATTGTTATTATGGTTATTGCTATTTGTAAATATCTTATTGAATTTGACCGCGAAACTTTTAGGCGGGGGTTCGCCTGAATGTTGTTTATAACGTTTTTTGAAATGATAGAGTGCTTCGTCGGTAATACCATTATCAACGTTAATATTTAATATTTCTTCTAATAATGTGCCTTTGATTGGATCAACTTTATAATCGGCAGGCAAACAAGCTTCGTCGGGAAATCCAATATATTTTAAAAAATTACGAACGCAAATAGGAATACAGTTATAGCAAACAAAGTTAAGGAAATATTTGTTGCGTAATTGAGCGTTTAAAATTTCTTGAGAAAATAGTTTATCAATCATAATATAAGCGGTTTTGAGGTAAATAATATTATTTATGAATTTTTTTTTAGTAAGATTTAATTGCGATATTCTAAATTTACATGACTCGGTTTGTTCGATGGAAATTCTATTGGATTTAATAATAGCATTAATAAGTCGTAATTCATTCTTAATATCTTTAAGTGATGTGATAGTTTTGGATTTGAAATCCTTAATTTTTTTAATAAGTGTAAAAATATTGGTATTGTAAATGATAGGATATTTATTTCTAATTTTCCCAGGTATTAAAAATGGATTGGTTTCTTTGATTTCGGCAATTTTGTCTTCTATGGATTTAATTTTGGATTTAATATAATTAGAATGCTTGATTTCGTTATTAATTTTATCGTCATAGTCCATATCAGGTGTTTTGTCTGATGCAATATCCATATCATTATTATTATTATTATTATTGAATTTGCCGGATTTTCTGCCTTCAAACTCAAAATTATTATAAAATAATAACAATTTGGCTGAAAGAAATTCGGCGGAAGATTGTAGTTTATCGTATTGGTGTGCTGTAATTTTATATGCTTGGGCGCAAGCGTCTAATTTTGTAAAACTAATAATTGATAATAAGAAAGTGACGGTTCCATTAAGAGCGGAGAGTATAATATCACCGTTGGTTCCACAATGAATATGTGTTTGGGAAACGGTACAGAAGGCGGTAATAAGCATAGATGGTAGCATTAAAAGATATAGTCGTACAAGGGAATGTTGGGATGCTTCCATATAAATAATTTTTTGCCCCTTGATATAACTTGCGAGTATATCAAAGGACGAAGAATATTTCTGTGCGTAATTGAGTTTATAATATTTATCAATTTGAAGTTTAACATCATTATAAGTCAATTTTCTATAAAAAACAGTAAGCTTATTATTACTACCACCGGGTGATAATTCTTTTGATATTTGATAGTTAAGTTCTCTTGTTTTTTTCCTCTTTTTGAAACTATCTTCGTATGAATTTTCGGATTGACTTGAATCACTGGGTTCAGATACGATATGGTCTAAAAATTGTAGTTCTACACCATTAATAAGATTAACACCTGCACCATGACCACATACACCACCACCACTAAATACACCACCGCCGGTTGGGGAATTCTGCGAAAAAAATTTAGCTTTATCGAGTAAAATAGTAGTATATGAGTGTTGCTTATTAATATTTATGTCCGATAAGTCAACGTAAGAGCCAGATATTTCGGGGTCTATAACAATATTTTCTAAAGTATTCTCCGCAACCGACATATTAGATTATATAAATATTTATTAAACGCCGGTTGAACCGAATGCCCCGTTGCCTCGTAGCGTTACACCTAAACTTTTAACCTCATCCATAATATAAATTTTCATCGGGTATTCCAGGTTAGGGGGGCATAATTGAACTAATCTACTACCAAATTCAATTTTATGGTCCATAAAGTCATAACCACTAATATTATCAAAGACAGCCTTGATATTACCCCTATATCCAGAATCAATAATACCAACACTATTAGCAAGACGCAGCGGAGTTTTAACTACGCTTGAACGAGGGTATAAATAATACGAAACATACGACTTATTCATTTTCATAGCGGCGACGATTTTATGGTCTAAAACAACTTTTTGTGCTCCCATACTGTCTGTATCTTGAGGGCAGAATAAATCAAATCCAGCATTAAAACAATAGGTTTCCATATCGGGTTCATCATTAACGAGAGCATTTAAATAATTATCAACATTTTGATTATGTGTGCGAATAGCAGCAGTATATAGGTCATTTAATTCAGTAGATTCGGAATCAATGTAAATAAATAGTTCATAAAACTTTGGCGAGGTGATAGGGGTATTAGTATTGGAATCCATAAGGAATAACGGTGTATATATAATAATTATAATTTTTACATTTATATCAATTTTTTTAAATATCAAAAAAAAATTGATTAGAATATTTTTAATATTATATATAGTATTAACAACGATACAGATATATAATGGTTTTGAGCAACACTGATATGCGGTATATTACCCAGGCGTCGACGGAGGCAGGAAAGTCTGATGTATTGATGCGTCATGGTTCGGTTGCTGTTTCGGGTGGAAAAATTATGGGACGGGGACATAATCATTATAGGAGCCACTCAAAGGATGCGTTCATTACTAATACTTGTACTTGCCACGCCGAAATTGCGTCTTTGCGTAATATGTTCCATCACTGCACCTCGAATACGCGTGGAAAACACAACCACAGTATAAAAGGCGGACAAGAACAATAAGCAACTGGAGGAGATGAAAAAACTTTACAAAAAAACAACGGTGTATGTGGTGCGCCGTGATAAAAATGATAAATTACAGGATTCATCTCCTTGCCAGAATTGTTTAGAGACGATAATTGAATTGAAAGTAAAAAGGTTGGTATTTAGTTCTGTGGATAGTACATTTGTGAGTTGTACCCCGAAGGATTTAATCATTAATCACGTAAGTTCTGGAAATAGACATCTGGGTAAGACATAATTAGCAAGCAATAACACGAGCATCTTTGGGATTGTAGGAACAACCAGTTTTAACTTTTTCACTGACGTATAAATCATAGTTAGAATATCCAAGAATGTGGTTCATATCTTTCGTAATATTACATTTTTTGGTTAAACTATCTGTTCTGGATTTACCGGCACTATTACAATTATCAGCGGATGGCTTATTTAAAATGTCGATAAGATAAGTGGACCTATCAACAGAACACTCATTTTTTTTGATATCAAGATACTGAGATTGGGAAGTTTCATATAGGTGGTGCTTGTTGAGACTGAAATCAGTAATTAATACAGCGTTTAAAGTTTTATAACACTGGTAAGAATTAACGGGATTACATTTGAAACCATCATTAACGCTGGAATTGGTAATTCTGGTGCCTCTTAAACCGGAATAATTTTTTACACTAATTTTAACAGATGTATCAACATCTTTACAACCAGTATAAGAAAGATTACTGTTAGGATTACCGAGATAAGATTGGTTGCTTGAACCGTTCAAAGAATACTGACCGGCGGTATTATTTAATCGTTTGGAATATTTGGCTGAGACCTTTCTGCTGAGCGTAGAACCAGAGCCGCTATTAACATTAACTGGATTACTGCCTATTGAAGAAGTATTACGGTACATCATAGTATTTAATATATAATAAATATATAAAAAAAAATTGATAATGAATTTATAAATAAGTCAATAAGCACCAAAATAAATAACTACCAATAATATATAATATATAATATATAATATGTCTAATTATATTCCCCCACATCTTCGCCGTAATATGAATGATACAGAGACCGATAATAAGGAAATCCCGAGCGTTGATATTTTAAATTCGGTAGTAGGAACAAGTTTTGCTGCTATTACTGAAAATGGAGCAGCCGAGGTAGTGTATAATTATACTGATAATATTAGACCAGGTTGGAGTGTAATCAAGAAGAATACGGCAAAGAATAGGAGCGATGATTATGAATGTTCGGTTAAAACTTCAAATGCGCTGATATTTGATTCACACCAAACGAAAGCGTTGAAAGAAATTCGGGAAGAAACAAAGATTATTCAAGCAGATGCGAATAGTTTAATTCGGTTTGATAATATGTTAAATAACTGGGATAAGTTCAGGGATATAGAGAATGATTTACAGGGTGATGTATCTGTATATGATAATTACAAAGAGGACCTTGCGAAGATGAGACTTGAAAACCAACAAATAGATGAGCGGATGGAAGAGTATGCAAGGATGTTAGAATTAACTGATAGTGAGTCAGACGACGATGAAAGATATAGGTAATCGTTTAATATAAACAAATGAGTAAATTATTATATAAAATTTTTATTTTTTTATATAATAATGATGGACGACGATGATGATGATGATATAAATGATATAATAAATGAAGTAACAGAATTAGAAATAGAGATAAATAGAAAGAAAACAAAAACGAATTTAATAATAATTCGGGTAGATGATGATAAGATAGAAAATATAACAAAAAAAAAACAGCATTTCGTCGATAATATAATAACAAGAAAATTATTGAATGGTATATTAAATAAAATAAAGGATGAATATTGTAAAAATGAGTATGAAATAAAGTATTTGTTAAATTTTGAAGTAATAAAAAACATAGATGAGATAGAAAACCTGGATATAGAAGATTTGATGAGTGATGAAAATTATAATTTGAATGTTTTGAAAAACATACAAAGTATAAATAGTACAAACGGCGAGGATGTATTTTTTACAAATGCGAACGCTTTAATTATAATTTTAAATAAATTGGAACAAAAACATTACGTAAAATGTAAGGAAAGAAAACACAATTCTACGAAAAAGATACGCCGATAATTCTACATAATATCAAACTTAAAATTTTTGATTAATGCGATATTTTCTTTATTAATAATCAAACCAAAGTCCAGATAAGCGTAGTTTTTATTGAAAAACATATAATAATCATAATCAATATCCTTCAATAACTTTTCAAATTGTTTATAGAAGTCGGTCATATATTTGCCCGATTGTATAACTTTATTGTCTAATTTTTTACAATACTTGAAAACAAATGAGAAGATAGAAATGAATTGGGATACCGACAATCTATTATGGGGGTCTGGATATAAGGACTTTTTGAATAATTGTTTAACGAAGTCATATATAACAATATATTTGGAAGAATTATTTTTTTTGCCGATTTCGTTGGTCAATTTGGTGTGTATAATATTAATATATCCAGAAACCAAACTATGTAAGTCGTTGTATTTAATTACGCATGGAATTAATTCTTGTAATATATCAGAATAATAGACGTATTTTTTATTAACATCATATTCAGGTAAGAATTTGTAATAAAATCTGGTTAATACGGTTCTATATTCGGTATAATCGTCGTCGTCAAATAATATTCTAATTTCCTCATCCTCTAATAATGAAACATAAATATCATCTATGAAAATATTAACGATGCTTTTGGTTAATTTATTAACATCTTTATCGCTTGATACATCAACAGTATATTCTTTGCTGTAATTATGAATAATAAATGAAATAAATCGTTTTTCATTTAAATGCCACCACATATCATTTCGCCAGTCAAAAAAATGCTTTTTAATGATTGGATAGTCAAATCCGTTCTTGTTGTGTTTATATAATGTATCAGTATTAATTGATAAACCATAGTCAATAATTAATGGTTTGTCGGTAGTTAAATCATACATTACATTATTGTAATGTAAATCATTATGAACGATATCAACAGAATTTAAGATGTAAATACTATTGAGCATATAGTATAATGAATAAAAATATTTAGTATAAAATTTGTGGGTATTGGTTGAAAACGACATCAAATGTGTTTTCAATCCAGTCCCATTGATGTATCTCAAATAAAACATATAATACTCTCTATTAATAATATCAGTATCATTGGTGTCGAAGGAATCTTTTGGGCACTTATCTATTATTTGCTCGAATAAATCGGATTTTTGAAATTTATTGAATTTAACGATACAGGCTTTATTGACGGGTACGAATCTATTTTTAAAATTTTTGATGGTTCTAACCTTCTTACTAACTTCAACTTCATTTTTACTAAAAAAATCAACTGCTTGAATTTTATTAACTTTAAACCGATTTTTATTGGTTTTACCATTACAATCTAATCCTGGTTTGAAAGTACAACCATATTCTCCAGCACCTAAAAAATCTTGTTTAATTTTTTTTTCGCCTCCATTCTGTATATGAATATCCTCATTAATACCAGGATAATCGTTTAAATCATCAAATTGCATTATATTATATATATATAATATAATAATAATTATATAATGACCGAACAATACGAAAGTTACAACCTATATATAGAACCATATTATGATAATGATACAAATTATTATCACATATTAACACTGAATAGGCAACCGAAAGGACCACTAACAAATTTTACAAAATTAATGTCTATTAAAAATTTATCTACAAAAATGGGTAATTCAAATGATAATTATTGTACGGTTGTGATAAAAAATAGCATATTGGGTAATGTATCACATAACAAAATCCAGATTTGCACAAATGACGATGTAACTGAGGTAATAGATTTTCTAACAAATAATAATTACATTATAAATGAGAATATGACCGATTACCTATCAAAATATAATTCAAAGAAATTATTATTTAATTTTAAATATAAAATAAATTAAAATTGATGAGTTTTTTATTCATTTACATAAGTATATAAATGAATAAAAGCGAGGATATGCCCGAGAAGCCAGAAGAGTCAGATGACTTGATTGAGGAATATAAACAAACGCTAAATGAAATTGAAAAAAATGCTTTGGTAATTGCGATAAACAATTTGGAAACATCATTCTGTATTGAAAAATCAGTGGGATTCTTGGAATTTATGTCGTCCCGTAAAAAGACGACCGATTGAAATAAAGACTAATGATGGTCGGTAATAAATAAAGCCAGCGATAGAAGACCAATCAATGAAGCAATAATCTGTTTTTTTGTTAATTTTTCGTTTAAAAATAGATAACTGACGATAAATAATAAAATGAAATAAAATATATGAGATATAACATTAGCGACGCCTAAATGCATGAATTTCAAAAGTTTGAAGGAACAATATCCAACAAACGCATACAATATAATGCCGAATGAGACTAATCTATAGTCATTATTTTTGTGTGATAGTTTAAATAAATATTGTGCGAAAACAGAAGAAATAGTTGATAATATTATGAAAAAATAAGCCAATGGGTCCATTATATATAGTTTAAGATTTTATGGAATCTTTAAAATCTTTAAACGATAAGAATTTTTTAATATTCTGTAATACATCATTATCATTAATTTTTTTAGTATGAAAAATTTCATTATCTAACTCGTCGATAGATGTAATCATCGCGTCGGTTGAATTATACATATCAAAACCAATAATTAGGTCGTTAAATTCAGTGAGTAGCCCCTTGTATTTACAACTAATAGAGCGATAGTTTTGAATAGCCTTTTTAGTATCGACAGCTTTAACCTTATTCTTCTTGGAATAGAATATATCAGCACCAGCATCCTCCTTTTTATCGGCTTCAACATCATCGGCAGGTTCAGGTGGGTTTAACGAATCAATAAGTGTTTGTGTATTATCGTGGTTGTCGATGTATATATTGCGACAGCCATATTTAACCGAATAAATTCGGGCAACAGTATCTAAAAATGGAAAAGGAAGTGTGTGTGATTTCTCATCTAAAAAATAATCAAATGATTCGTCGGTGTGGTTATAATTCATAATAATTTTATAATCCTTCTCTCTGAAATTAAAACTGTAATAAATATATTTATTGCTTAATGATTTAATAAATTCCTCATCTTTATCCTCTTCCATTTCATAATATTCCTCCAGCTCTTCTAAGAAAAACGAGACATATTCATATCGCTCTTTATTTCCATCATATAGTTTCTCAAAACTAATTTGGGCGGGCATATGAAGGAATTTGGAGACGAAGAGCGTAGCAAATGCTGTGCCCGAACATAAAACGAATAATAGAGTGAATAGTGCTTGAATAAATTGAAAAACCATATAAATTGGATAGTAATAATAACAGATGAGATGGTAATCATCTGGCGAGTAGCAAACGCTCCAATCGAGTCTGCTTGTATATTCTTGTGGCATGATAGTATAATAAATAATATAACCAATTTTTTATATTATTTATATTTATTAATTTATAAACTCATTTTTTAGAAGTGGTATTTCTCTTTGGTTTTTTACGAGTGGATGCGACTTTAACTTTTTTCTTATCTTTATCCTTACCTTTACCACGGTTATTTTTTTTCTGTGTGGCTGTTTGAGTATAAAATACTTCGGGTAAAGATATGAATTGACTAATATCCTTTTTCATGGATTGTATAATGTCTACTTTGCTGTTTGTGATATCATTAAAAAAAAATTCTAAATTATCAGGTTCTCTAGTGGTTCTAAGACCGGTTTGTTTAACTGATACGTGTGGATTACTAACTTTAACAGTCATACTTATATAAGTAATATATAAATATTATAGAATTATTTTATATATATAATTTAATGAGATCAATAAAACAAAATAAAAAAATTAAAAAAAAATCGCAAACAAAAAAACAAAAATTGAAAGGCTTAAAAGTAAAATCACATATTAAGAATATGAATGGTGGTATGAAAGACTACAAGAATGAGTATATTGAAATTCTTAAACAGTTGGAATATTACAATAGAGTAAAACTAGAGATATTTTTCAAGGCGAAAATTTACAGGGAAGCGGTAGAACAGATAAAAAATCTAAATGGTGAAGTAAGTTCTGCGGATGATATAAAAGATTTGCCTGGAATTGGAGATGCAATTACAAGTAAATTAACAGAATTCATAAATACAGGACAAGTAAAAAATCTGGAAAAACTAAAAAGTGACTATAATACCGAGGATTATGAGAATGAAAAGATTAAGCAGGCAAAAAAAGATGTATTCTTACAGATACACGGAATAGGAGATGCGGCTGCTGAAAAGTTAATAGCCTTGGGTATTAGCACAATTGAAGAACTAAAAGCCAGGAAAAATGAGGAAATACCTGGTAAAGGGACAAAGAAATTAAAATTATTAAACGCTACACAACAAAAAGGACTTGAATATTATGAAGAAATTTTAGAAAAAATCCCAAGAGCGGAAATTGAAGAATACAAAACCACAATTGAGAAGTTATTCAATGAAGCGACCGATAATAACACCGAGGACAATAAGTTTGAAATCGTTGGTAGTTATAGACGAGGGAAACAAGAATCGGGAGATATTGATATAATTATCACATCAAAGGTTAATGATAAAACCGGTTTCGATAAATTTTTAGATTTGTTGAAAGAAAAAGATATAATCAAGGTCTTTTTAAGCAGGGGTGAAAAAAAGAGTATGGTAATTAGTAAGTTGAATAGCGAAAGCACAGCGAGGCGTTTAGATTTCCTATATACACCACCCGAGGAATATGCTTTTGCGATATTATATTTTACTGGTTCAAAAGATTTCAATACAAGTATGAGAATGCTTGCTCTAAAAAACAATCTAACATTAAACGAACACGGCTTTCATCGTATGAAAGATACAATAAAGGGTGATAAAATCACATCGCCCGAGTTCAATACCGAGGAAGACATATTCAAGTATTTGAATATGGAATTCAAAGAACCACATGAAAGGTTGGATGGTAGTTCAATAGTAATTATGGGTAAAACCATTCCACCAAAACCAGATACTACGGATGATGCGAAGGTAGAGGTTGAGAAGCCGGCGGTAGTTGTTGAAAAAACAACAACCAAGAAGTCATTAAAAACGATAAAAAATAATGGACAGCCGACATTAAAGAAGGAAAAGAAGGAAACGCTGAAAAAGCCACCTAAAAAGTTAAAAGATAAAATCACAAAGGATAATATTGAAAAATTTAAATTGGAGGGCATAGACGTGATTAAATCTTTATCTGAAAGCGAATTAACAGATATGTTGAAAGAAACAATTCAAAAATATTACCAAGAAACAGAAGATTCTCTACTATCGGATAATCAATACGATATATTGCGTGAATATGTATTAAAAGTTTATCCAACAAATAAAACTGCGTTGGACCAACACGCAGATGTAAAAGTGGATAAAAATAAGGTAAAATTACCATATGAGATGTGGTCTATGGATAAAATAAAAGCCGATACAAAAGAATTAAATAAATTCAAGCTTAAATATCCAGGTCCATATGTAATTTCGTGTAAATTAGATGGCGTAAGCGCACTATATACTACTGAGGGCGATACACCCAAATTATATACTCGTGGCGATGGTAAGCATGGACAGACAATAGACCACCTAATACCGTATTTAAAATTACCAACTGATAAAAATATAACATTAAGAGGAGAAATCATAATCAAGGAAGAGTTATTCAAACAAAAATACTCGGCTAAATACGCGAACTCGCGTAATTTTGTATCGGGATTAATAAACAAAAAAACATTAACAAAAGAGCATATTGAAATCCTAAAAGATATTGATTTTGTAGGATATGAAGTGATACAGCCAGAGAACCTAAAACCATCGGATCAGTTGAATAAAATAGATACGATGGAGGGCTTGTGTGTGAAATTCATACCAAATATCAGTCCGGATGAACTAACAAATGAATATTTATCTGAGATGTTAGTGGATTGGAGAACGAATTATGAATATACTATTGACGGTGTAATTTGTATTAATGATGCTGTATATGGGCGACTGAGTAAAAATCCAGAGCACGCATTTGCTTTCAAGATGGTATTATCGGACCAATCAGCGGAAGCGAAAGTATTGGATGTTTTATGGGCGGCATCAAAAGATGGATTTTTAAAACCACGAGTTCAAATAGAAGAGGTAAGTATCGGTGGAGTAAAAATAAATTATGCGACGGGATTTAATGCTAAATTTATATCAGAGAATAAAATCGGTCTTGGTGCTGTAATAAAGATAATCCGTTCTGGCGATGTAATACCAAAAATACAGGAGATAATTACACCGGCGGAAACTGCGATAATGCCGAAAGAGAAATATGTATGGAACGAAACCCATGTTGATATTATGCTTGAGAATATTGAAGAGGACGAAACGGTAAAATTAAAAAATATTACAGGGTTCTTCAAAACGATAGAAGTGGTCGGTTTAGGCGAAGCAAATGTGAAAAAAATAATCAAAATGGGAGGAGATACGGTGGCGAAAATAATTGCGATGTCCGTACCCGATTTAATCATGGTTGATGGATTTAAAGAAAAAATGGCTACAAAAATACACGATTCTATTCATAAACAGCTTGAAGTATCATCCGTGGCGAAATTAGCGGCAGCATCTAATATTTTCGGTAGAGGATTCGGCGAAAGAAGGATGCTGCTTATATTAGAAAATGAGCCAACTATATTAAATGACGAATCGTCTGATACTGAAAAAATAAACAAATTGAAGAATTTAGATGGTTTGGGGGCTAAAACGGCTGGGAGATTTGTTGAAAAAATTCCAGAATTTAAAGAATTTATGATACAGGCGAAGTTAGAGTATAAATTAACACAAACGGAAGCACCAAAACAAGCATCTCCAAAAACAGACCTACCATTAAGCAATATGTTAATAGTATTATCTGATATAAACGGCAAAAAGGTATTAGGTGAAAAAATTGAAGCTATTGGTGGTAAAGTAGCATCAACACTAACAAAAAGCACAAATTTATTGATAGTGGGGTCGTTGGATGTTGAAACAACCAAAATGAAGAAGGCAAAAAAAGACGGTATAGATATAATGAGCCAAAAAGACTTTGAAAAAAAATATTTATAGGAATATAATTAAATAATAGTAGATTTATATATATATGTATCAAATAATATATAAATCAGATTGGGTATTGATAAACGCTTTTTATTATTCATTTTGGATGAAACGAACTGAATTTGATAAATATAATTACGCAAACACAAGATATAATCACTTATTGGTAAATTGAGATGCAAATTGAGAAATATATACCATATTATCAAAATAGTCTAATCCTATCAGGTCTACGCCTACTACAGTCGGTGGGTATAAATGCTTGTTGTAGAGGTTGAGTTTGAGCATGTGCCTTGAATTTTTAATATATGTAGTATCAGATTTCACACCGACACTTCTGACGTTGGAATATTCACAGCATTGAAGGTTGATATTAAATTTTTTACAGAGATTTAACCATAATTTCATAATTATCTTCAAATTTTTATAATTATCATTATTATTATTATCATCAGAACGAATCCACAAACTATTATAATATTCATATAATTTTCTACTCATATAATTTAATACGTGTTCCCAAAATTGCTTGTTGTATTTTTTGGGGATATCATTATCAATGACGGCGTTGAAAGAATCAATAATATCTTTTGTAATAGGATCCGTGCGGTCATTACAAACGCCGAAATATATAATATTACTGACCGAATCACATATATACTTATTAAACATAAATTTCTTGCGAATAATATTAGCGGCTTTGTCTTTAATAATAATTTGAGAGATATAATAAACCATATCATCGGGCAAAACAGCGGCGAGCGGGTAGTACATTTTCATATTTTTTGGGGTTGTGGGCGTCTTTTGTGTTATTGATTGTGCTATATAATATATCTTGAGTTTATTAATCAATTTTTTTTCAAACTACCAAAAAAAATTAATACATAATACCAGTATAACTACTACCGATTTATACGAAATCGTGTGAGACAAAATTACGCAGACTAATTTTTAAATGTTTGTATAGTTTATTTTTCAACATCGCATTCATATTTTTCTTTTCATAATTACTGGCGAATACCCGTTTCATATTTCGGTTAAATACAGTTGTAAAAACATCGCTTGGTAGTGTTTTTTTATTGGCTTTTTGCCAATTTGAAAACAGCGGCGAAAGGCTTTTATTGAAATATTTCATAATAGATTTAATACAATCGTCATCCATAATAACCCACTTGTGCCCTGTATCGTCGGGATTTACACAAATATAAAGAACACCCTCTTTAGTGTTGAATGCTTTGATTGGGATATTGACATTATGCTGGACTTTTTCAATATGGTCGGTGATAATTTGATATATACCATTAATATAGTCGTGGTCAAATACAACTTGTAATTCTGCTTCGGTAATTTGAATAGAATTCAAAAACTTAACGAAATCAAAATCGCCATAATTAAAATTAGTATCCAAATATTCAATAACATCAATTTTTGATTTGGTTACATTAGCATATTTTTTGAGTTCATTATAATCAGTCTCCAATTTATCAAACTTATTGGTTAAGTTGATTAGTAATTTATATACATCGTTGATACTACCATTAAACTTAACATCTAATTCTTGCTCTTCTTCATCTTTTGTTTGAATCTTATTACAAATACTGCGTAATTCACATTGGAGTTGATGGTTATTATAGGCTGCTTTGCTGATGTATGATTTTTTACAATGCGAACAAATATAAGTCCCCATTTTTGACTATGATACAATATAATAAAATAATTAAATTTTCATTCAATTTTTTAAAAAATATTACTTTATATATAAATGCCAATACCATTAACAAAATATAATAAACTAACGGCGTTACAACTAGATTTATCAGGAAACTCATATATATATAATCAATTTATCCTGACGTGCGACGTAAGCGATACGCTGTATCTAGATACTGGTAACGTAAGAACTAAGTCATCTTATTTAGATAGTAAGGCGAGTTATTTAATTCACCCCTTCTCAAATGTAAGGAATTGTCGAACCAAATTCAATACCGAAAAGGAGATATATAGATACAAGAAGTCTGATGTTCCTGCTATGACCGGCGAAACAAGTTATGATATAAGTGCTACGCAGAGAGTTATACAAAAAACAGTAAGAGTGCCGAGTTCGTTATATACTGATAATTTAGCGGCTTTACATATCAATAGCGATAATATATCTACTCTTCCATGGCATAATGCAAGCGATAGAATGACGGCTCACGGTTCCGAAACCGCATCAGCGGCTACATCTATAAACCCAAATTATGGTGTTGATGTAAAACATAATTCGTACGATAGATATTTAGGTAGAAAAAAATCGCAGAATTTAAAAGCGGACAAAGCGGACATAGCGGGGACAACACCCGAGACAACATATTGGGGAAACAAAACTTATAAGTTCGGGATTGTAAATTGTAAAAAAACTTGTTAATCGTTATACTGTATTATGGTGATTTTATATTATTAGTATATAATATAAAATTATGGGTGGTTTCAAAATGAAAATGTCTTTATCAACGACAAGTGCCAGCACAAATACACCAGCGGCGCCAGCGGCACCAGTAGTAGTATTAAGGAAAATGGGTACTACAACCAAGCGTAATTGTGCGGCATTAAATATTCAGGGGAATAAATCTTGCAAGTCGTGCAGCGAAAAAAAATGAATTTATAATAATATTTTTAAATAATCTAAAAATATTATTGGAATATAATTATTAATGGAATTTACAACCGACCGTGTGGCTCAAATGAAAGCAGTTCAGGATGAGGGATTAGAACTATTTAAAAAAAAGAATCAAGATTATGGGGATGCATTTGCAACATATGGTGTAGTGGGTGTATTAGTTCGTATGGGGGATAAAATTAGTCGTCTTCAATCAGTTACGGCGAAACAGGTTACTCTTGTGGATACCGAGTCATTAAGGGATACTTTAATTGACCTTCATAATTATTCTGCGATGGCTATTATGCTAATGGACGAGGATAAAGCCAAACTATCAAATACCACAACCAAATAAATCACGGAAATACTTAATCAGAATAATAAACCAAACACTCCAAAAGTTAAAATTTTTAATCATAAATGTATCTTCTTCGTGGTATCCTTTCGTTTCGTAATAGCCTTTCACACCTTCACCGCTAATAACTACGATGCTGTATAAATTATGTTCCATCGTAATTTTTTCGGCAATTTTTAATAGACCACCACCAATACCCTTATGCTGTGCGGCTACATTTTTGTATGTATTGACCGCTGTATTATTACCATAAACGTGTAACTCGCGAATTAGTCCCTTTGATTTTAGAACATCAAACTCAATCATATTATTTTCTTCATTAACAATACGCAGTCTAATAAATCCAAAGAGAGCCTTTTTATCATAACTCTCATAACATATGAAATAATCTGTTCCATTATTAGCATAATATTTGTAAGTATTATATTGAGCGGGCATATTATAATAACTGGAGTTGCGTCCAATTTCTCGTGCTCTAATATCGTGTGAAACAATACCTTGCCCGTCTAATAGTGTATCAACAACCTGTCTCATATTACCAATATTATTACCACCCTCAACATATGTGGAACAGGGGATGTCCCGAATAACTCGGGGCAACCTAATCCAGTTAGGACAGTGCTCCATGCTATATTTAACAACGTCAATTAAATCCTGTGGGTTAGTATCAAAATACGGGACATATTTACCTTCCTTATACCACTTGTGGATCTTGGTCCAAGGAACGGTTTGACAGGGATACACCTTCATTTGGTCGGGGCAAACAACTGAATATACATAATCAAACATATCTTTATCCATTTGAGGAGTGGAATTGGGAAGGTCAGGCATAATATGAATATCAATCTTGAAACAATTATCCTTGAGATATTGCATACATTCAACGGCACATTCAATCGTATGACCTCTGTTGATTTTTTTCAAAATCTTATTGTCCGTATGTTGAACTCCAATTTGAACGCGGGTAACCCCCCAATCGCGGAAACGAATAATCCAATCCTTATCAATTGTGTCGGGACGAGTTTCTACACAAATACCGATGATATGAACGTTAGATGTCTTATTAATAATAATTTCTTCACGAATAGATAATGGCTGGCGAATATCTTTAAGTTTTTCGGTTTCCAGGTCGCCTATATCAAAATTATCATAGTTTTGATATATTCTCCTTACCTCTAAATAAATATTAGCTGCATAAAATAGATCCCGATGATATCTTTCAAGATATTCCACTGGGAATTCAGTAAATGTTCCACCTTCCACAATCAGTTCTAACTTATCAATTGTGTGTCCGTTTGCGAAATAGCCATCCAGCCTATCAAACATTTGCTGAATAGCATTAAAATTCCAACGATTAGCACGCTGAACTGCTGGCTCCCAAAACAAATAAGACCTTGGTTGTGCTTGCCAGTTATTGCCTTCGTGTGCTGGTTCGTTGGGGCAATAAAAGCAATCGTGCTTACAACTAAAAGTTTGTCCGTCGGGAAAGGGGTGTAAGATTACGGTGATAGATGTAATTCCGGAAATATTCCTCATCGGTTTCTTACGCAGTAGAAGCTTTAACATATCAAAATACGGGTGTAAATAATCCTCAAAATCATCTACTGTAATCAAATTTTTGAATATATTGAGTAGAATAGACTTTTTCAAGTCCTTGATTTTAATTTCTCTCATCGCACGGCTTAATACTGGTTCAAAAGTCTTGTGTAATTTACCAGTATCATTCTCGTGAAGACAATTTTTATCATATAACCACTCAAGCAAACGAGTGAATAATTTAATACATTCGGTCAAATCATACTTGGTAGTATCTATGTTGTTATAGTTGCTCTTACCAGCGAGGTTTTTGGACTGGATAAATTCTTCGATGTCCGCCATTGTATTTATTCGTTTATTGAATGATGCTTGTATATGGATATAATCCAAATTTTAGTTTCAATTTTATTTTATTAAATATAAATTAGCCGATGAATTATATTAAAAATAATTTAACTATAGAGTATATAAATTCGATGCGACCAACGAGTTCAATGCGACCAGACAATTCAATTTTAAATGATCCAAACAGTTTTGATGGAAACCATTTTTTAAGCCAGGGTTCTAATATGCAGCACGGTTCGGTATTAGAAAACAACAAGACAATAAATAAAGCAATTATGAAAAAAACATTTACTGTTGATAGTATGTTTAGACCCAATTATGATAATCCCAATAACCAAAGTCACGACTATATTGTAAATCTACCAGAAACTATTACAAATGCTGTAACTATGGGTATTTCGTCTATTGAAATACCATTATCATACCATAACATAAGTGAAAAAGCAAACAATAATATTTTTAGAATAGAATTAAATAAGAAAGATGCTTTAGGTGATATATCAAGTGTGAATACTTGGGATATTGTATTATTACCTGGTATATATGAGGCACTTTTCACATCTACATCGCAGCGGAAAGCCCAAAATATAGAGACCCATATTAATACTCAAATTGGATTACAGGTAAATGGTGATGGTTCTGGTGTAACTGATATTTCGCAAAATTTAAAATTCAAGGTTGATTTATACAGCGGTTATGGTGTATTTTCATATGCTAATAGTTCGGCGACCGAGATCAAACTTGAGACTGGTTCGCAGATTGTAATAAATTTCAACGTTGATAATGATAGTAACAACCCAGGCTGTAGTAATAATTATATATATCAAAAATTAGGATGGCAACTTGGATTTAGGGGAGAGAATACTATTATAGATACTTCATCAGTAAGCACTACACTTGTAGGTGATATTACTGGACCCACATCAGCGATTACAATATCGCCTGCTATTTGTCATATTTCTTACCCTCGGTATGTATATATTTGCATAGATGATTTTCAAACAAATTCCCGTAATTATTTTGCGGTTGCGTCCCAATCCATGATTGCTCCCAATATTGTAGCAAGAATAAATATATTATCCTCTCTGGAAGAAAAAACAGCGTTTAAAACAGCATCTGCTCCTGGTGATTATTTATATACCAATAAACATATTCGTGAATATTTTGGTCCAACAAATATAAAAAAATTAAGAATTCAACTATTAGATGAATATGGTAGGCATCTAAGTCTAAATAATATGGATTGGAGTTTCGTGGCTTCGTGGGAATGTTTGTATAATTAAATCAATAGATTACATCAACAAAACCAATTTGAAGCATTTTTTTAGATTTCCAAGTATTAGTATATGATAAATATTTGAGTAGTTTTTCCTTTGTAACTTTACATTTACATCTGTCAAATATGTATTCTAACAGATGTAATAACTCAAACTCGCTGGGTAGACCAAGAGGAAATTGTTTATATGCTCCCCAATATATGGTCTCTGGGCCACGGTCTAAACGAGACATAAAGCAAATTGTATTTTTCTTGATGATTCTATAATCACATACCGCAGCCAGTAAAAACCCGACATCAGTACAGTTTTTTTCAATAACAGAAATAAGTTCTACGTCAGGAAACAAACGATTTTTATCAACTGTGAATGACTTAAGAGCTTCCAACGAACCACCATATGAACCAATATGTAAATATACACACGGGGGTAATTTATGAATATTATTCACTTCTACAATCAGTTTAATTGTATTTAAAATAATATTTAATGTTTCACTTATTACATTACTATTAAATATGATATGATTACCAATCATACCAATATTGTCGGTGTTAAGTGGATTTTTATATACGTTAATCACGCCACAATTACAGTTGAGTGGTAGTACGCTATCCTCAATTTTACGCTTAAACATATGGGTTAATGCAATAGTTTATGATTAGTTATAAATTTATATTTTTATTATCAATTTTTAAAAAAATTATATTTTTATTATGAAATTTTTATAGTGGTATTTATAGTTTAATTAACAACCGGATTATTTTTTACAAAATTTTTGTGCTTATCAGTTTTAAGGTGAGTGCTTTGGTTGGTTCTACTATGAATAGTTCCACAAATACAAGTTATTTTTTCAAGCCTCTTCGCAGTTGGTCCTCTTGTTTTTTCAGGATTGTCTTCCCTGTTTTTTTTACTTTTCTCTGCGTGTTTCTTTCTAAATTCTGGGTCTTCTCTATTTTGTTTGTATTTGATACGCTGCCAGTTGTTTTTATATTCGGCTCTTTCTTCAGGAGTTTGTGCTGGTAATTGTATGTTTAGTGTCGGCTTAAGTGTTTCAATCCAATATCTCTCCAGAGTTGCTGCTTCATCTTCATCTTCTAAATTTGCCGTTTCTAATATTTCAAAATCCCAATTATCAAATCCACCATTCTCTCTAATGAATATATAAGCCTTTTTATTATATTCTGGACTCTTTACATTATTACAACTGCTCTTATGGTTTATTTTCCGCTGATAAAAATCTCCTGACTTACCTACATATTCGTCGTTAATTAGTGGGTTGTTAGAACGCAATAAATATAAAACTGTGTTAGACCAATCAACAGTCATGCTTATATGCGTATAATAAAAATATATAATTTAAATTCAATTTTTTTTGTTAGACCAAAAAAAAATTGAATACGTAATATTAAATTTATAATATTAACAACTAACCAAAACCCCTTTATTGAAAGATATGTCTACGCAAACCGAAGTGCTCTCCCTCTACATTCCCTCGGGAATCATGGGCTACCACACTGAGGAATACATTACGAAGCAGTTTATTGAACATCACATCGGCAAGGTTATGAGGGTTGATTTTGTTAAGAATGTCGCAAAGGGCGACCGCCGTGAGGCATTCGTTCATTTTGACGAGTGGTTTGACAACGAGCAATCGCTTGCCTTCCAGGAGAACATCAAGAACATCGACATCAAGTCTCGCTTCGTGTATCAGGGCAAGAAGTTCTGGCCTGTTCTGGCGAACAAGAACGCTCACCGTCGTGTAACCAACCCCGCATACGAGGTCATCAAGACCGAGGATGTGAAGGTCGCCGCTGCTGCGAACATCGCAATTCCCTCTGTGTCCGTGAATATGGAGGTTTCCAACAAGCGTGCCTCATTCGCTGCTGTGACTGACCCAGCCAAGTAAATTGATAATGTATTATCTACCACACCAAAAAAACAAAAAATCAAGACGATTTTTTGTTTTAATCACGATATATGAGTATATAAAAAAAACCTAATTAAAAAAAAATTGATATAAAACTATGTTTTTTTTATACAATCAACAATAATATATATAATGGGTGCAGGAATTCTACCAGTCGCACTACACAAAGGAATACTATACATTCTATTAGGTCAAGAACGATACAATAATAACCTATGGTCTGATTTTGGTGGTGGAGCACATAAATACGAGAAGCCATTCAAGACAGCAATTAGAGAGGGAACAGAAGAATTAAACGGATTTTTAGGGACAGAAGAAGATATGGAAAAAGAGGTAACTCACAATATGATTTTATCAATTAGTTATGCGAAATACACTACATATATTTATAGGGCTACTTACAATAATGATTTACCAACATATTTCGCCAATAATAACAAATTTATTGAAAGTCAGGCAAAACAATTAATTGACGATGATGATAATGGTCTATATGAAAAGACAAGTATTGGCTGGTTTCCAGTTCATAAATTCGCAACAGAGAAATACAAATCTATGCTGCGACCACATTATTTACCACACGTTAATTCACTCGTTAAAAACAACCGGTTCATAATTAAGAATATTGAAAATAAACTAAAGAATATTGAAAACGAAGTATTTTAATAAATAATAAAAGACAAAAAAAGAAAAATTTTTTTTTAGTATAAATATAACTTGTAATCCCTATATAACATTCGATGTCTATCAACGAATCAATTATGAAGTCCAATTTAAATAATTACGGCATAGTATATACTCCAGAAAAATTGGTGAATTCCATGTTAGACTTGATACCAATAAAATTCTTCAAAAATAAAACCTTGAAATGGTTAGATATTGGAGCAGGTAAAGGTGCTTTCAGTTTGAATTTATTGAACCGATTGATTAAAAATCTGAGAGATGAATTTGAAACTGACGAGGCTTGTAAGACACATATATTGAAAAATATGTTGTATATGGTGGAAATCTTTGAGCCGCATATAGATAGTTTGACGTCATTATTTAGTAATGAGGCTAACATAATAACTACGAGTTTTCTCTCTATGGATGAAAATACATTCGGTAAATTTGATTTTATAATAGGCAATCCACCATATAACATTAATGGTTCTATTAAAACTCCCACGAATTCAAAGATTAAAAAAACGGAAGACGGTAAAGCGATTTATGTTGATTTTATTGTAAAAAGCATAGAACTATTATACGATGGGGGATATATCAATATGGTAGTCCCTTCTCTCTGGTTAAAGCCAGATAAATCAGGATTATATAAAATATTAACTGAATTGAAAATTCATAATCTCACTTGTCTATCTACTTCAGACAGCAGTAAAGCGTTTAATTATAAGGCACAAACACCAGTTACTTATTTTTTAATTGAAAATACTTATGAACCAAAGGAGAATAAAATGAGTTCGTTCAAGATATTTGATAAAATAGAGAATGAGTATATAAACTATACGTTAAAAATAAACGAACCAATACCCATAAATGGTATTAAAATAATAAATATGATTAAACCATATTTAGATACTTATGGACCTATTTCGTTCTATAAAACTAATACTCCATCTTTAAAAATGAAATTATCTGATGTAAGTGGAGAGAATTTGATAAATCCTAATATAAAAACTTGCTTACTGGATGGTCTTGCTCCTAAAATCGTTATAAATTATTCAGATATTAAATGTAAATATTGTAATGATAAACCCAAATTAGTTTTTGGCCACAAAATGTATGGAATGCCGTATTTAGATATTGAGGGTGTAATGGGTATTAGTTCTCGGGATAATTATGTAATAAATGAGTATTCTCTCGCCGAGTTGAGAGAGATACAACTTTTTCTCTCAAGTAAGTTCGCACTATTCATTTTTTCAATATGTAATTATCGTATGAGATACCTTGAGAGGTATGCGTTTAGTTTCATACCAGATATAACTAAAATATCTAATTTTCCAGAATTAAAAAACACCACTCGTGTCGAGAGAGATATGATTATATGTGAGTTCTTTAATCTAACCAAAAAAGAGATAGACTATATAGAAAAGGATTTCAAAAACTATACCTTTTTCGTTTAATTCTATATAAATTTGTATAAATCCCTTATCAACTTCGGGCGGCAGCACCGTTGGTGCTGGCTTTGGATTTTTCGTTTATTTTTTTTATATGTTAAAAATAAAATATAAAAAAATTGAATAGTTTAAAAATATATAATATATTAGCAAATAATAAGCCGTATAAAATATGTTTAGAACTTCACTTGCGAATAAGGAGATGAGACTATCGAGTTGTCTTTTTAGACAACTTCATCATTACGATGACTATGTTATGAGGTCTGAAATTATTCCTTCCGTGCCTGTCCCGATGATTAATGAAACCCCAGCGAAGTCCATATATTATATAGAATCACCGAAATCTATTACTGTTTGCTCTGATTGTAGTGGCACTGGCTGGAAAACAATTAATAATATGGGTTCAATTAATACTATTTTGAATTTACAATTCAAATTTGAATTATGTAAAACCTGCCGTGGAACGGGTTTTCATTAAATATCCATACCATCATCATCATCGCCCGATAATTCGTCAAAATAATTATTTTGGAATGCGTAAGTGTTCCGGAAAATTGGGTTTTCTATGTAATTTTCAATATAGTAATTTTTTAATTTGGGAAAAATATCGTGCTTTTCACATAAATTAATAGTCGCCAAATAACTACGAATAATATTATTGGCAGTATCAGAAGCAGAATTTCCTAGTTTTTCTACCATCAAATACTTTATAATATATTTTTTAAGCAGTATAATTGATACGAACAGTTCAAACATACTAGGCGTGACGGATATATTATTAATAACTAAAAAGTTATACATTCTAATTATAATTTCGTCGCAGAATGGCTCTCTAATTTTAATGTTTAAATCGTTGAGATATTTATCAAAGCGAATTACTAATTCTTCCTGGTTGAAGTTGATATTTAAACAGTGGTGATACACACAAGCACATATTCCACCCACGTTTAACGTATCGTTATAGTATGTAATTAATTTGAAAGTGTCTTGAATGTTATTTTTTGAAATATAACCATAATCATATACAATAAGTTGATAAAAATCATTATATTTTTTTACCTTCCAGTTAGATTCGTGTAAATCCGAGTGATAATAGTCTTTGAAATAAAAATTATCTTTTATAAATAAATTCAATAGTGTTGCTATTTTTTGTTTTTCAATAATAGAATCTGTTATTTCGATCATAGTTTGACCCTCAACATATTCCATTATCAATATATTTTTACTGCTTGCGATAGGCTTGGGAATTAAGATATATGGATTGTCTGTGTATTCATTATAAAAATACATCATATTACTGTGCTCATTTCTCATATCGGCTTGTTTTATTAAATTTTCAAAAAAATTATCAAATATAAAAGGAGTATCGTATTTATTCAAAAATGAAATATTAGTCACCATGAATTTGTAAAAATTCAGAAACACCATAGGATTTTTTAACTGGTATTCTATCTCTGGATGAACTACTTTTAAAGCAACCGTTTGATTTTGGTATGTGCCTTTATACACCTGTGCGATAGAACCCGATTTGACGTCAGCATATATATCTAATTGTAGTTGCTTATCAAATTCTTCCTCGTCTCCGTCGCAATACTCGTCTATAAATACCTGCCTTGTATAATTTAAATCGTGAATATTACAATTCTCATAAAAAGAAGAAAATAAAGACCCCATAAAATTATCATCATCATCGATGTCCAGTAATTCAACGTTGGTATTAATCCATTGGACTAACTTAATCAACATACAACCATTTAAATTAATGGTATTATATAGATATTTTATCAAAGTGCGGTTAATTTTGCCTGTGAAAGTGTAATTAATTTTATTGAGAGTTACTGCGTTTATAAATAGAGAAAAATATACAAAATATTTACCTTTGTTTAATAAATCCTGTATCAAATTAGTCATCTAATATTTATAGTATTTATAATAAGTTAAATTTAATATATAAAATTAAAGTAATTATATTATTTAAATAAATGGGGGAATATATTAACGACATCAAGAGTATCTTGGGTGATTACATCAAAACAAAATATAAAAATCATCTATCTACCAATAAAATCCTATGTATTAAAAAGTCCGAACTTGATGATATTGCATATTCATTTTATAGCGATAATATCAAAGACATTAAGCACGAAATACGCACCCAGATGAAAAGCAAATATGCGGCTAATTATCCATCTGGAACTGTAGAAAACATCATTATGGATATTTTTTCAGACAGCGATTCGAATATAAAGGCAGTAATCAGCGAAATCAATTTCATTCAGGACAAGAATTTATCAAGTGTAGAACTGCCAATTACGAACAACTCACTTAATCTGAATATTTCTAACACAGATGGGTTTATTATTATTAACCGTGTTAAAGACACATACGATGTAAATTTGAAGGCTGTATATGATGATATTATTAAATACAAATTTATTTATTCAATTAATAACAAAATATTAGACGACTTTGGAGAGAAGGAGAAAATCGGTATTATTAAAGAAGAAATTACAACTAATACAAGCGTCAGGTTAGGTCTATATTACTTGGTAGGCAACGCCGATAAACTATAAATACCACTATAAAAATTTCATAATAAAAATATAATTTTTTATTATAAAATTGAATAATTTTTGTAAATATAATAAACGACTATCAACGGCTTTAACGGGTCATAATAAGTTAGTATGGAAGTTTGCGTCAGTCGCTTCAACAATAAAACTTATTATGAAAATAAAAATTATAGAGAGCGATATGGTATTCCGTGTATTTACTCGTCTCCTATCAAAATCACCCCGAATATATTGCCTTACGCAAAATTAATTGTCGTAGAAATGAATAATGACACCAATAGGATAGAAGGTTTCGGCGTGATTAAAAATTATATAGACTTTAAAAAGAATTACAAAATATATGATGATAGGAATTATAATAGATACGTATATACATCTGAAAAACGATTAGACAGAGAGAATTTAACCAGTTACGAAAATATTCTAATTATGGAATTAGAATATCTATTATTTAAAACACCAAAGCATTGTAAAAGGGGGCATGGAATTCAAATTATACCAAATCATATAAAAACTAATACCGACTTTAATTATTTTAAATTTATAAATCAATTAATCATATCACGATTTAATAAATAACTGTGTCTATTATATAATCATGGATGAAGAGGGGATGATAAATACGGATATGAATATATATTCAGTAGAAGACTTAATTAATCTATTGGAATTGGATAATGACTATACAAAAGAGGATGTAATTGAGAAGGTAAATTTTTTAAATAAAGAATATTTTGAGGACAACGAGGAATTAAGTGAATTTTTTAATAATATTCAAAACAAATTAATAGAAGAGTTCAACGATAATTTAAACGAAAATATTCTGCCTGATTATGGTAGTTTAATAGAAACGGTTGAAACTATGGAAAATATGGGAGAAGATAATACTGATGGCGAAGACGATGCGGTAGAAGATGGGGAGGATGAAGATGAAGATGATGATGACGAGGAAGATAATCAGGACATCAAAAACGACAACTATATATTAGAAGGTGACAGGAGTTATAACATACACGACCTAATAGAAAAAGACGAAAGCAATATTGAATATTATAATAGTTATGATTATCTTCATTTTAATACCATATTTAGAGCGAGGAATAATTCATTAATAGATACGCTCGTTCCTGCTACAAATAGCAATTTTGTATTAGCATCGCCTATAAATAATATAAGCAGAATCAAATTAGCATCTATAAATATAAAGAAACCTTATGTAATAAGCAATACAAAATCAAATAACACATTTAAAATCAAGAAATTCATAAGCACAAATGGTGTAATATCCTGCGATTTTTCCAGTGTGATTGTTATTGAAGACGGCTATTATGATAATCCAGATAATCTCTCAGAGTATTTAAATAATAATTATTTTGATAATTCGTCAGGTGATATTACCTTTATGAAAAATATCAACTTTTCTATCAATGATAACTCTAATAGAGTATCGTTTAAATTAAATAGTACGTATATTACAGACAATCCTTCATTCATTTATTTTTCGGTGGATTTCAAAACATATTATACGAAATATTATTCACTTGCGACAATTTTAGGTTTTGATTATAATAAGTCCTCTACATACTATACATCAATTAGAGACCCAACTGATAATAGATTTAATAATTCGGTAATAACATCACCGTATAATTTTACATCAAAAGGTAATGCCGAATTATTTTTTTGTCTTGATGAGTTTCACTCTAATATTGTTGAGACACATAAGTTATTCCTTAATAATAATATGTCAAGTCAAAAAATTTTAGCAAAGATAGACGGTTCTCTCGGCACAAGTCAAACAAAGAATTATATAACAGAAATATTTTCACAAACAGATACAAGATACGACCATACTCGTGAATATGATGGCGTAATAAATCTTCTTAACTTTAATGTCAAAATCGTTGATATATATGGTAATATAGTTAATGATGATTTAATAGAGGATTTTACATTTACATTAGAAGTAAAAATAAATAACAGCAGGTTAATAAAAAATAAGTATAATGCGAAAATTTAAAGACATCGTTTAAGTTGTTAATGTGAAAATTTCATTACCATAATTGAGTTCGTGGGAAATCAAATTTAACCCGACAGATTTGAATAATTCTTTAATTTCATCAATCTCAAATATGTAATAAAATCTCTCAAAAACTGTTCCATAATTGTTCCACAAAACAATTGAATTTCCATAATTATTGAAATGGCGTTTAGAATTGGCTGGCTGATTGATGGACCATACCGATATTAAAATTTTACCACCAGGTTTAACAAGTCGTTTCATTTCCTTTAACGCTTCAATTCGGTGTTCTACAGTAGATAAATGATGGAAAACAGCGATACAAATTATTCCATCAACCAAATCACTCTTCAGCCTCACATCGGTAATGTTGTAATTATAAACCTCTAATCCTTTACCCTTACAAATATGAATGAATTTATCGCAATTATCAATACCTATAAACTTGAGATGGTTATGAACCATATTTCTACCATTACCACAACCTAAATCCAAAATTAGATTATCGCCTGTGTATTTATTGAGAAAATCTACCACCCAACTCCATTTATATACTCGTGTATTGTTGAAATGTTGTGCGATGCCTTGATAAACATTTCTTACATTATTATTTTCTACCGCAGAAAGCATGTTAATTTATATTAATACATCGTTATTAATATAAATTCTTATCAATTTTAATTTAATTGATATGTATTAATATATCTCGTCATTTAATGATCCGACGTGCTTTCAGAACCAGCCCAAGTCATGTATTACAGGTAAGAAGTGATAGGGATTCCATATGAGTAGATACATCTGTATCCAAAAAAGAACTATAACCAGATTGTCTAATAATCGGTGGCGGAACACTACCGTTCTTAGCGTTTTCATACATCATTATATTTGATATAATGCTTTCATCCAGTATTCTAACTTTTTTTTTATATTTAAAAATTGTTTTTTGAATATATTCATCACCATCACCACAACCAACACGAGACATAAATATTATATATGGATATTAAAATATATAATAAAATAGGTTAAATATATAAAATCAATATTATCATATGGTAGCAATCGGTATAGATTTAGGTACAACATATTCGTGTGTCGCGGTATGGAAAAATAATCAAGTAGAAATTGTCCCGAATGAGCAGGGAGCGAGAACAACACCTTCGTATGTTGCTTTCACCGATACAGATCGGTTAATTGGTGATGCGGCTAAAAATCAATCGTCTCAAAATCCGGAAAATACAATTTTTGACGCTAAACGTCTAATTGGTAGAATTTCGTCTGACGCAGCCACGCAAAATGATATTAAACATTTTCCGTATAATGTTATTAGCAAAGACGATAAGCCAGTTATTCAGGCAAAGTATAAAGGTGAGATTAAAGATTTTCTACCTGAAGAAATTTCGTCTATGGTTCTCGCAAAGATGAAGGAGGTAGCGGAATCGTTTCTAGGTGAGACTGTGGATTCGGCGGTTATTACTGTGCCTGCTTATTTTAATGACGCACAGAGGCAATCCACCAAAGACGCTGGTGCTATTGCTGGACTAAATGTTCTGCGAATGATTAACGAGCCAACAGCAGCAGCAATTGCTTATGGACTTGATAATAAAACGGAGGAAGAGAAAAATATTCTAATTTATGACCTGGGCGGTGGAACATTTGATGTAACACTTCTCACGATTGAAGATGGCGTATTTGAAGTAAAGGCGACTGCTGGTGATACACGTTTAGGTGGTGAAGATTTTGATACTCGTCTGGTTCAACATTTTACGCTGGATTTCAAGCGTAAGCACAAAAAGGATATTACTGAAAATAAGCGGTCTGTAAGGCGTCTAAGAACCGCCTGCGAAAATCTAAAGAAGACATTATCGTCCGCAACACAAGCATCAATTGAACTTGATAGTCTATTTGAGGGAATTGACTATTCGGCAAATCTTTCTCGTGCTCGTTTTGAAGAATTATGCGGAGACCTTTTTAGGAAGACATTTGACCCCGTCGAGCAGGTAATTAAAGATTCAAAAATTAGTAAATCCAATATCGACGAAATCGTTTTAGTCGGTGGCTCTACTCGCATTCCAAAAATTCAATCTCAACTTGAAAATTATTTTAATGGTAAAGCACTCAACAAGTCCATCAACCCTGATGAGGCAGTTGCGTATGGTGCTGCGGTTCAGGCTGCTTTACTGTCTGGCGTTACTGATTCCAAAATTGATGATATTCTTCTTCTTGACGTATCCCCACTATCTCTTGGAGTTGAGACAAGTGGCGGTGTTATGACTACTATTATTGAGCGTAATTCTACTATTCCAACTAAAAAGTCGCAGACATTCAGTACTTATGCGGATAATCAGCCTGGTGTATCCATTCAAGTATTTGAGGGTGAAAGAAAATTCACCAAAGACAATAACAAATTAGGTGAATTTACACTTCAAGGAATTCCCCCCATGCCGAGGGGTGTCCCACAGATTGAAATTTCATATGATTTAGACGCCAACGGTATTCTTACTGTCTCTGGATTAGAGAAATCTACCGGCAAGTCAGAGGAAATTAAAGTAACTAACGATAAGGGACATCTAACAAAGGAGGAAATTGAAAAGATGATTGCCGATGCTGAACTATTTAGAGAAGCCGATGAAACCGCAAAAGCAATCGTGGATGCACGCAACAATTTAGAGGGTATGGTATATCAAATGAAGTCCGCCCTAAGCGATGAAAAAATAGCCTCACAGATCGATGAAACTATGAAAACCGAATTAACTGCGGTAATTGACGAACAAGCAACATGGTTAGATGCGAACCAAATGGCTACAAAAGAGGAGTATGAAACTCGTGCTGAGGAACTAAAAACGAAAATGAAACCTCTACAAGATAAAATGATGGCTGAGATGCCTACCGCTCCAGATGTTCCAACCGATGAAACTCCTCATTCGGTTAATATCGATGAGGTAGATTAATACATTTGTATTGTGCTCTCCAAAAATACACATATTTGCTTTCTAAATTATATTAAAAAGTAAATATTATAACCCGTTTATGGTTGATTATTAAATTAAAAAAAATATTTTAATAATCACAACTTTAATTTTTTTGTATTTTGTATTTTTTCATTTTGTATTTAGTTTTTTATACACGCATACCAACAGCGACAACAGGTTCATTATTATCTGTTGGTACACGCATACCAAAATCGGCAACACGAACCGGTAGTACTGTCTGTGGGCGAATATAATATCCAAGGATAGAACAGGCGAATAATCCAAGCGCTGATAGACAAATAATAATAGCATATAGCCGTCTGTCGCCCTGATGGTCCTCGTGATTATCGTGTTTGGTATTTACACAATATTTATATACCACCTCATCTGATACTTGAAGACGGCGCCCCGTTGGCGGCGAAGGTGGTGGCGGAGATGGTGGGGGCGAAGGTGGTGGCGGAGATGGTGGGGGAGGCGATGGTGGATGAGATGGTGGCGGAGGCGAAGGTGGTGGAGGTGATGGTGGAGGTGAAGGTGGAGGAGATGGTGGCGGAGGCGAAGGTGGTGGAGGTGATGGTGGAGGTGAAGGTGGTGGTGGAGATGGCGATGGGGGTGATGGTGGTGGAGGTGAAGGTGGGGGAGGCGATGGTGGAGGCGAAGGTGGTGGTGGAGATGGCGATGGGGGTGATGGTGGCGGAGGTGAAGGTGGGGGAGGCGATGGTGGTGGAGATGGTGGAGGAGGCGATGGCGATGGGGGTGATGGTGGTGGTGGAGATGGTGGAGGCGAAGGTGGTGGTGGAGATGGTGGAGGAGGTAATGGCGATGGGGGTGATGGTGGCGGTGGAGATGGCGGAGGTGGCGATGGTGGAGGAGATGGTGGAGGCGAAGGTGGTGGTGGAGATGGTGATGGTGGTGGAGGAGATCGTGGTGGGGGAGATGGCGGATATGATGGTGGTCCTGAAGGCGGCGGCGATGATGGTGGTCCTGAAGGCGGCGGCGAGGATGGTGGTGGCGGCGGCGGCATTAAAGGCGACGGCGGAGGTGTTACTGGTGGTGGGGGTGATGGTAGTGGTGGTGATGGCGGCGTTGAAGGCGGCGAAGATGGTAGTGGCGATGAAGGAGATGGCGGCGGCGGCATTAAAGGCGACGGCGGAGGTGCTACTGGTGGTGGTGGAGATGGTAGTGGTGGCGACGGCGGCATAGAAGGCGACGGCGGGGGTGCTACAGGTGGTGGTCCGGTAGGTTGCGGCGACGGCGGCGTTGAAGGTGGCGGTGTCGGCGGTAATCTGTCTGTAATGTGTGTGTTGGACGGGAAATCAAATAATACATCAGTATAATTGATAATCGTATAATCAAGATCAATTACTTCCGCTGTATAATATAAACAGTCTAAGTGATTTCCTTTATCATTATCATATTCAATATTATCCACATAATTTCCAATCGTATATTTATAATGCTCGCCATCACTTTCAAACTGCTCTTGAATTTCCTTCTCAAAATTAGTAAAAATATTATATTCTTTTACAATTGAATCACCGAGATATTCAATATTAATTATGGTGCTGTTAATTGTAAAATCAAGACCGTATTCCACCGAATGACTGTCTGTGATGTTGGGTGGTCCATCATATTTATGAGATAGATGACCGTAGACGCTACTGAATAACATAAAATTCATAACTGTCGCTTTTTGTGTATAATTTAAACATATTTATTTATTTTTAAATTCAATTTTAATAAAAATAAATATATTTTAATAACAATAAAAAAATATGACTAATACCACATAGATACTGGATATAGCTGATAAAGTAATATATATATCAAGTTTGCTGTAATTGCGATGAGAGATATCATATTTATTTATAATATCTCTAACTGGACTTTTTAATGGTCGTTCCATTATTATTATTATTATCAATTATTTATATTGTATAAATATATAATGAATAACTTTTTGGGATTGACTGTAACGGGGCTCGTTACTGGTATGGCAGCACGATTTGTTGGTGGTGGAGCCGAAATTTTAATAGTTCCTTTACTTACTTTTTTTGGTATTTTAACATCGCTAAAATCTCGTATCGCTACGAGCCTACTTATGTTATTACCACCTATCGGTATATTTTCTGCTTACACACTTTATAAAGAAGGACACGGTGATATTAATGCTGCTATGTATTTGGCTCTTCTTTTTTCTATAGGAAGTTATTATTCAACCAAAATCACTATGGATATAAACAACGATTTATTAAGACAAATTTTTGGTGTTTTTACTATTATTGCGGGTCTATACATGATATGTCACAAGGAACACTAAACAAATAATTTCTAATTATGGATTATCTCGCTTTGTGTATTCCCACATATCAACATGATTAGGTACGAGGATTGTCTTATTCCATATCGGTGTTCTTGCTGCTCGCCGTCCCCAATCCGTTTCATCTTTCCAAACAACATTATCAATTGTATATTGGAAATTATCCTGATAATCAAGCATATATGGCTCTCCAGAAAGCATACTTTTAGATGGTTTATAGTCCATTGCGATATCAACAACTACAACCTTTTTACGAGCAACTCTAATAGCATTTCTAATTATATTACGATGAGCATATGCAGGCATTTCATGAAAAGCAAACATGATAGTTACCGTATCAAACTCTTCGCACTCGCCATATGTTTCCGCATTACCATAATGGTATTCACTACCAGGATTAAATAGTTTGGTGAATCTAAGCATTTCCGCAGACGTATCTATACCAACACTACCAGGCTTCGTAGAAAATCCAGTCCCACAACACATATCCAAAACACTTCCATCCTGTGAGTTATAAACTTCTTCCCTGATATTTCTACCACCATACGCTGCTCTATCTATTAATTTAGTCACTATAGGAGCCACGATTGCGTGGAGATTTCCCAGCGGACCAGTGTTCCCCAGGTTGTGGATGTGCTGGTCCTTCCAGTAAGGAACTAAATTTAACTGTGTATAAATGATAAAAGATACAAAAATCATTTTATTAAATTACATATTATACAGAATTATTTTTATATCAATTATAAAAATAATATCTATCACTACTGATAGCCTATTCATTTGAATTTATAAGTATTTAAACTCTCTTTCATAATATTTAATATTATTATGAAAGAAATAATAGACAAACTTTGTTGTTCTTATGAGAATCCCGTATCACATCGCATATGCGAAAACATCATTTCTAAATTTGAAAATGAAGAGACCAAAAATAAAGTCTCAAACACAGTTTTTAATACGCAAATGATTAAGATTAACCCTTCTTGTGTAAATTGGAACCAAATAGATAGTAAAATAAGCGAAATAATTTCAAAAATTATACCAAAATATATTTCAGTTGCGAGAGAAACGGTAAAGTTATTCCCATATAATTCGTTTCAGGATGATGGCTATAGTGTTTGCAAATTTAATAAAAATAATGGCTATACAAATGCTTCTACTAATTTTAATTGGAATGATATGAGAGGGGTGGCTATTTTATCAGTATTAATTTTTGTTAATACCGTTGATGAAGGCGGCGAGATAGAGTTCGTCGGCGGTAAAACAATCAAACCAAAACAGGGGGATATGGTGGTGTTTCCTTCAAGTTGGGATATTTTATGGAAGCACAATATACCTATTAGTAGCGATTGCTATGTAATTTCTACTACCTTATTTTATAAACATTAAGACGATATAATTTTTAGTATAAATTATATAAACATATCAAACCAAATTTGATTAAGCATATGAATAATTTAATCTTAACAATAGATAATAGTCTTGATATATCTTTGTGCGACTCACTCATCAAATTATTTAATGATAATGAGGATACAGATTTGGTTATGGAATCGCTGGTAGGAACACATACAGGTAATGTAAATAAGACTGTAAGGAATAACACATATTTCAATATTAAAAACAAAAATGATGAAATATTGGAAGGCATATTGAGAGATGCTTTTAAAGTTTATACCAAATTTCTCTCGGCACAGAACCAATCGCTTGATTTCATTAATAACAATAATATGAAAATAAAAGATACAGGGTTTATGCTGAATAAATATAAAAAAAATACCGGATTTTACACCACACATACAGATTTTAATGGCGATAATTTTCAAACGAATGGCTACAGGATAGTTACTTATATATGGTATTTGAATGATGTCCTTGAGGGCGGAGAGACTGAGTTTATTGATGGGACAAAAGTAAAGGCAGAACGGGGTAAATTATTATTTTTTCCCTCAACTTGGGCGTACTCACATACGGGCAACAAACCTCTATCATCTGATAAATATATTATTGTAGGGTGGTTTCAGTTATATAAGTGATTACTTTTACAAAAAAAAATATCTGCCATGTATATTATATCAATTGCTTATGCCTTAAATTTAATGCTTACCTTATAATTAACGATTTTACAGACGCACGTGCTGGATAATGACGCATAATTATCACCGTGAATTGAGTTCAAATACGTTAGGATTCCTTTTCTGGAAGGACAATTAATGCCGTAGCGATAGAATATCTTTGCGAAGACCATATTCCAAAAGCATATTGGGAAATCTACATATTCTTGAATATTAAATACTGCTCCATCGTCTGTAAATTCAACTGTCTCTAAAAACGGGTCAATTAGTTTATTCATAATAAGCGAATTCCACTCGCATGATTGCTTGCTTAATCCTAAAAGGTTTTCCTTAACATTTTTACCAAATGTATCTTCCAGTTGTGGGTGGAGTCCATTCCTATATTTTCCTCGCACCGACCAATCTGGCGTAGTATCCTTGAAATATGGGACTTGGTAGGTATGAGCGTAATCATATACAGTATGTTTGTAAAAATCCATCATAGGTCGCACTAACATAACATTATTAACGACATTAGACTTCTTTAGGACGGCTAAATCCAGTAAATTTCTACCCCTACAGACATTAGCGACTACATTCTCTACAATATCGTCCTTATGATGACCGAGTAGAATACTATCGCAGTTTTCCTTCGCCATAACTTCTTTGTAAAAATCAAATCTAACATTACGAGTATAAATTTCATATTGGGTGCGTTTTCCCTGTCCCCGAATTAAATTATCAATCGTCTTTACATATAGTTTGATGTCATTATATTTACACCATTCTTCCAGAAATGTCTGCTCTTCTTTGGTTTCTGGGCGGTTATTATAGTTGATATGACACCCGACAACATCATAATTCAGGCTACGCAGTATAGTCGCAATTACCATCGAATCTACGCCTCCAGATAGAGATACAATAAACTTCCGCTTGTTAGATTCAAGTGCGTAGTCTTCGATGCTATTATTCAACTTATTATTGTCGTCATAGATGCCGAACACAATTAGTGTATCTTTGATTTTATTATTCTTGGTTGGAACATATTCAAGAACATTTTTGAAATTTTCCATAATAAAGGTCTTGTCCTCTGTACAACCGAGAGTGAACTTATTAATCCAACGGAGCATTATTATCTGTATTATATCTCATATGATAAATTGATATGTTAATATCAATTTTTAAAATAATAATAATAATAATATTTTAAAATTTGTGTAAATACTGTTTTGTATTAAACATAAAATATAATTTTATAGTATATTATGTTTGATAAATATTACGCCGTTCTGGAATTAAATAATCAAGCTACGCCCGAGGAAATCAAGAAGGCATATAAACGACTGGCTATTAAGCACCATCCTGATAAAAATCCAGATAATAAAACAGAAGCAGAGGAGAAATTTAAAGAGATCTCTCAAGCATACGAAATCGTATCAAATAAAGAAAAATATGGAAACGATAGGGCATTTAAACAAAATCATATGCCTCAAGTTGATCCCAACAAGCTATTCGCTCAGATATTCGCACAGATGAATATACACCCAGGTATGCAGCCTGGTCCCGCTATGTTTATGCAACAGGGAGTCGGTTCCCAATTTATACAGGTTCCACAGAATAGGGTAATGAGATCTACATCTACACGAATTGAAAACGGTAAAAAAATTATGACTATTACCGAACAAATTAACGGTGTAACACGAGTTCAAACCATCGTTTCTAATATATCGCAGCCTACAAATATGAATATAGGTTAAATAGAAAAAAAATTGATTTAATTAATGTTTTTATATACATTAATATAATAATAATCATAACCACTATGTCGTTGCAAAATATCTTGAATGAATTTGTGCCGTTGCGTGCCAGCATTGAAAATAACGACAACGGTAAGATGAAGCTTGGTTGCGTAGCATTCAATCCGCGTCAAAAACATTCGTCCTTTTTACGCGTTTGGTTACAATCAATATAATCTAATGAATAAGAAGTCAGCTATCTGTGCCGATTGTGTTCATGCCGAAGTAGATTGTGTTCAACGTCTCAAAAAATCCGAAAAAAAAGCCAGCATTAATCTTGTCGTTTTCCGCACTAACAACGCAGGAGATAAGCTTATGATGGCGAAACCGTGTGATAATTGTCTCCATGTAATTGATTTCACCCTCAAACGAAAAAATTATAAACTAAAAAAAATAATTTATACTGATGAAGATGGTAATTTTGTAAATATTTAAATAGGCACATTTCTAAATGTTACTGAAATTCGTCTCTCCCGCTTAGTCTTAATATTATCAACTATATCTATTTTTTTTGATATCATTTCGTGTGTCCATAAATATCTCGCATCTTTACTCATAATATATACCGAATTGGGTGCTACATACAGATGTTCGTCTTCATGGTCATTATTCTTGAAAGTCATTGTTGCTCCGCCGCCTAATGTAAAACAACCAATCACACCACCGTATTTCTCTACATCTGTATGTCGACTAATACCCTGTCCTGGTAAGTAATTATTAACTATACATTGGTTAAATACATAATCCTCATTTATAATGTCCATCTCTAAACATATATCCGTTAGTAAATTTTTTAACATCATTAAACATTCGGGAATATCATCACATTTATTCTTGATATTATATGTTTTGTAATCATATTTATATCCATAATGTTGAACCAATCTACTATTTGCGCTATTAGTCAGGGGAACCCATTCAAATTTATCCAATTCAGTAATTATATTTTCAGCAGCCTCCTCTTTAATGTCATTTACATAATATAGTCCTGGGATTTTCAATTCTTCTACCTCAATTGAATCATTATCATCATCGCTCATATTTATATTATGTTGTTTGTCCATAATATAATATAGATTTGTCGAATCAATTTATTTTTAATTATTTATTTATTTATATACGACATTTGGTGGTATCTCCCACGTTGAATAAAGTTCTGCTTTACTCGTGGGTCTATCCAATGCTAATAATCTGGCTAATGCTTCTAACCGCCTTTCCCTTGGAACTTGGCTTGGTTTATCCTTCTGTATTTGTCTTGAAATCTGTTTCCAACGCCATTCAACCTGGAGTGCTGCTTTCCATGTCGGGCAATTCTCTACATAACAATGATAATTCCACGAATGACCGGCATCTACTTGCATCGATGTTTGGTGTGCTCCGCCCTTGATAATTTTATTATGTTGTCTTATTCGTTTATCTAAATCCACTGTCGCACCTATATATGTTCTTCCATTCGTCGCTTCTATAAAATATACAAAAAAACCCATAATAATATACTATTCCAATACTATATTATTACTTTTATTACTTATTAAATATTATATGTAGATTACCGCTTTGTCATTCTTGTGTTTTTGCCAGTTTTTTTATTCTTTTTATTTTTTTTATTTTTTTTATTATTTTTATTTCGCTTTGTTTTCTTACCCCTTTTACCCTTTCCACGTGCGAATTTAAGTGTCATCACGTTGAATGTATCTATATTGCTTTTGTGTAATTTTACCAACGCTTTTTGACCAGTCATATAGTCTTGATATTTTTGGTCGTTTATAGACCCGTCTGGGTTTGTAAATTGTTTCATAAATTTGCTAATTTCTTTTTGGTCTTCAGGTGTAATTGGTCGCATCGTATTTCCATCTTTTAATCCCATAATTTCCTATATATATATTACGAATTAAATTACTAAAAGATTAATAAAAATTTTGATAAATAAGCCCTTATTTATAGTTTTACGCGCTAATGTTTAACGCTGTAAATTAAAAATAATGCTATACCATCTCCCAATCCAGATTTTATTATTTCCAATACCGCTATTTTTTTAACTGTATTAGCGTCTGTTTTTATCATAGAATAACTTTTAGACATACACATATATCTAATGGGATATACTCCAGTATTTGCTATTAGACCGGCTACAAATTTCGCATATGGGATATTCATCATATATATACTGTATAGTGAGGCATATAATATCATTTGACGCAACGTCAACCATAAAATAAATGGTCTCATATCAGGCATTAATTTAAACCGTGATTCAAATTTTTTTGCCTGTAAAAAAATATAGAAAGGCGATGATACTACACCAGCAATAACTCCCCTTACCGCATGATTGTTTAACCTCACCGTTCTGGTATATGCTGTGTTTTGTAATAGAAAAACCATAGGCATTAATAATAACCATTTAAATTCTTCCATATGAAATTCAACCTTTTTAGTAGTCATCATATTTGTCTGTATAATATCAAGTGGTAGAACTGCTAACCCACCACATATAGAACTACCTAATTTATAAGCAATTGGATTAATTAACATTATATCATACTATTTCTGTAATTCTGTTTATGTCATCTTCACTTTTAATTTTTAATACCTCCACTTGATTTACTATATACAATCCATTATTTAATTCTTCACCGATACAAAGACATAGAATATATGTATAAGCCAATCCAGCACCACAAAAGGCTATTGATATACCAAAGGCTATTGATATACCAAATGTTAAGAATGATACTACTCGTATAAAAGGTAGTTGGTTAAGAGAATATAGCCCGACTATTCCTGGTATTAATAGTACAATTCCTTTGGTGAGATTTATTAATATATCTGTCTTTATCCAAAATCCGCAATTTAATCTCTTGGTTTCTATCATTTTTAATTCAACATTTATATAATCTGTATCACATACTTTACATTTCATACAATTATTGTTAGAACTAACGATTCTTAACTGGCATTCATCGTGTAATACCAAATTATTACATTTACAATTACTCAATTTATCTGTTTCGAATGTGCAAATATAACATTCGCTCATATTGATATGATATAGTTATATGTTCTAAAAAAAATATCAATTTTTTTAATATTTATTATACTATTTATGGAATACAGTTTATTTCCTCTTCGCTTTTAATTTTTAATACCTCATATGTTTCTATAATATAGAGCCCTTTCTTCAATTCTATGTATATATACCGACAGAGTAGTCCTATAAAACACAGGCTTGTCGTGATATATATAGCTGATACCCCCATAACGAAACCTTTTACATAGTGGTGGTCGTTGAATGCGCTATATGAATAACAGAATCCACTTACACCTGGTGCCCCTGTGATAATTACTTGAAATATATGTCTCGGCAAGCCCCTATATTTGAAAAATTCACAATTTAATCTCTTAGTTGTTATAGTTTTCAATTCAACATTTATATAGTCAGTATCGCATACTTTACATTTTAAACTATTACTGTTAGATCTAATGATTCTCAACTGGCATTCTTCGTGTAATACCATATTAATACATTTACAATTACTCAATTTATCGGTTTCCAAGGTACAAATATAACATTCGCCCATATTAATATGATATAGTTATATGTTGTTAAATTTATATCAATTTTTTTATATAAATTATACTATTTATTCAATCATATTCAAGTCATCTTTTACATATGTTTGTTTGCATACCTGTTTAATTATTTTTTCATCTACACCATCAATTGATTTACCTACTTGGGACATCGCCTTCGCATAATACATCTGTTTGGCGTCATCATGCATAAATTTGGGGTTCTCTTTGGTCCAATTTGTTAAGGCTGTATAATTCTTATTTTGCGTCTTCTTAATAATTTCCTTAATTTTTGTTCTATCATTATCTTTCTCCCATTTATCATTATCTTTTATATATAATGTTTCCCGTTTAGCGTCGGTGCAGTGTAATGGTCGTTCATATATGCTCAACTTATTCATATTATCCATTATCACTTTTGTAATTCCTTTTTCTAATCCTTTTGTTTTTGTTAAATCTAATTGCTCTAACGACACCTCAATAGATTTGATAAAATCACTCATATTAATTGCTTGCTTACAATCTTCATTCAAAAATACATTAATGTTAAACTGATTAGTATTGTTGCTGTTTGTTGTATTATTGTTTCCTAAATTTGGTGCCATTTCTTTCACAACACTAACAACAGCATCTTTCATCATTACAGCATTAGCCTCTTGTTGTTTTTTCATAAACACATTATTAGCCTCTTGTTGTTTTAAGATAAATTCGGTTATAAATTCCGCAGACACACCAGAATTATTTTTGGAAACTTCTTTACAGAGATTTTTATTTTTATGTTTCCAAAGTCCTGAATTAGTTTTGAAAACTCTTTCACAATTTTCACAAATTATTTTTTCAGCAACGACATCAGCGACTTTTTCATTTCCCGAGATTTCCAAAACTCGCTTTTTATGTTTTAGAGTTGTTAAATGTTTTTCAAAATTAGTTTTATTGCTGCTTTTATAGTTACAACTTTCACAAAAGTATTCTTTTGCAACTTTCGCAACTTTTTCCATTTCCTATATGGAATTATAAAATACTCTTTAAATTGTTTTTTTTTTAACAACTTTTGCATTTTTTTTATTTCCAAACGAGGAAATAATTTTGTTGCATAACAAATATAATTTATATTTATATAAAACATAATGAATAATGGTTATAATTTGAAAATTATTTTAAAAAAGCAACTTTTGCAATTTCCTAAATTTCCAAAGTAGGAAATGTCCAAAGTCGCAAAAATAGAAAATTTTGAAAAATAAGATTATTTATTACAAAAATATAAGAAATTATTAAAATATTTTAGCAGGGTCATCGGGCAAAAAACATAAATTTAAGTATTTGTATAATTTATAGTTTCATTCTTGTCACCAGATTCACATATTGGACATTTATTTTTGTCCAAAACCTTAAAAAAATATTACTTTTGAAATTACAAAAAAAACACAGTTTTAAAAAGAATATATATTTGTTATGTAATAGCATCACAATCGCAAAAAGAGGGTTTTTGGGGGTTTTTGGATACTTTTATGTAAGTATAATATACTTACATAATTTAGTCTCTTACTTATTTTTTTTAAATTCAACAAAAAATTAAAAAATCAAAAGCAATAGTTTTTGATTTTTTAATTTTTTACCACCGCCCTTACCACCCCACCTATTTATGCTTTCTTATTCTTACCATTAATCTTGGCTGCTGCGGCGTGCCATATGGCTTTATCTTCTGGCTCAACATCTTTCCACATAATAGCAAGCCTCTTCAATACCAAATACTGCTTGGGCTTTTTGTTAATGTTCATTACATCCTCCTTAACTTCGGCTTCGTCATAAATAGACTGTTCCGCATCATCACGCATGACACGCTGAAATTCGGTATATCCTGTGATACGCTTCTTTTTGGTTGTCGGCTTGTTGTCGCTGCTCTCACTAGTGTCGCTGATGCTATCATCAGTATCAACTGGCTCTTCAACCAGTTCTTCTTGGGGGTATGCGATGGGCTCAACGATTACAACCTTAGGTTTCTTCGTTGGGATAGCACGCTTTACTTCGGGCTGGACTTTGATTGGCTCCGCTACTTCAGTAATATCACGCATTCGCTTTTCCATCGCATTAATGCGGGTAATCAATAGGTCGAGAGTAGTCATTATGTGTATTTTATTTGTTATGATTATGTATATATATAATAATTCTTTCAATTTTTTCCACATCTAACATAAATTAAATAAAATGTTTTTTATATTTAAAAAATTGCTTGGATGAATACATAATTAT